CTGGTGGTCAGTTTGGACTAAATGCAAATCATGTAATGGCACTAATACAAACAGTTGACTCAAATGGTAGTGGTCTAAATGCCGCAACATTAGATGGTCAAGAAGGTACACACTACAGAATTAACGTATACAATAACTCAGGAACTTTATTAAATTAATAGATAAATAGTAATATGGCGAAAATAAGTAATAGAAATGATTTTAGAGACTATGTACTTCGTAGACTCGGATATCCAGTCATAGAAATAAATGTAGACGATGACCAAATCGAAGATAGAATTGATGATGGTCTACAGTTATTTCGTGAATATGCCGCTGATGGACAGATAAGAATTTATCAACCTGTACTAATTACTCAAGCAATGCTTGATATTAAACAAATTAATTTAGATACTGCCTTACCAGCAATTGCTGGTAGAATACTTGATGTTGTAAAAGTTTTTATGATAGGTGATTCAACATCAAATGTAAACTTCTTTGACATTAAATATCAAATGCGATTAAATGACCTTGCAGACTTGGCAACAGGTGTTGGTGATTTAGCATATTACGAACACATGCAACAATATCTTTCAATGATTGATTTAAAACTTACTGGTCAACCTCAAATACAATTCAATAGACATAGTTCTAACTTGTTTATTCAAGGAGATATGGGTCCAACTGGTGATATAAAAGTTGGAGATTATATTATGATTGAAATGTTTATTGAGTTAGCAGATAGTGTTGGCGGTGTTTACAATAATTTATTCATGAAAAATTACGTAACTGCTATACTAAAAAAACAATGGGGAGAAAATATAAGTAAATTTGAAGGCATGACTCTCCCTGGTGGTGTGACGTTAAATGGTAGACAATTGATTGATGATGCTAAAGAAGAAATAGAAAAAGAAATAGAAAAATTAAGAAACGAGTATGACAATCCGCCTAATTTCTTTGTAGGGTAGGTCATGGCAACAAACCAGTATTTTAAAACAAAAGTTCGTTCAGAACAACAACTCTTTGAAGATTTAGTTATTGAATCTCTCCAGATGTTTGGACAAGATGTTTATTATTTACCTAGAGAAGTAGTTAACAAAGATAAACTTTTCTTAGATGATGTACCATCTAGATTTTCAGATGCATATAAAATAGAAATGTATATTGAAAATACAGAAGCATTTGAAGGTGAAGGAGATTTATTTACTAAGTTTGGCATAGAGTTAAGAGACCAAGCAAACTTTGTTGTATCTCGAAAGCGATGGGTACAATTAGTTGGTAAACGACTAGAAGTAGCAAATTTTAGACCAAGAGAAGGTGATTTAATATTTTTACCAATGTCTGAGTCTATGTTTGAAATACGTAAAGTTGAAACAGAAACACCATTCTATCAATTAAAAGATTTACCAACATTTAGATTGCAATGTGAATTGTTTGAATACAATGACGAAGACTTTGATACTGGTGTTGCTGACATTCAAGAGATTGAAGAAAAGAATGCATTTACTTATGACCTTCGTATGGATTCTCAAGGTGTGCCAGGATTTATTGTAGGTGAAACTATAACACAATCATTTGGCACATATAGTATGACTGGTGAAGTTTCATTTAGGTCTGACTCAGATAACACAATTTATGTTGTTCATAGTGGAGCAACAGATGGATTGTTTCATGAGTGGACAACAAATGCTATAGTATCAGGTGGTACAAGTCTTACTCTTGCAACACCTTCACTAGTAAAACAAATACAACAGATACAAGAAGATGCTCAGAATACTGTATTCGATGACTTTGAATCAGACTTCTTAGACTTTAGTGAAGGTAATCCATTTGGAGATATGACATAATGTTTGGTACTCATTTTTATCACAAAAGAGTTCGAAGTGCTGTAAGTGTCTTCGGGTCGTTATTTAATAATCTTTATGTGCTTAGACAGAACTCTGCAGGTGAAACTATCTCACAAGTTAAAGTGCCACTATCATATGCACCAAAAAGAAATTTTCTTGCTAGAATAGAAGCAATGACAAATGGTGAACAAAACGAAAGAGTTGTTGCAATCAAATTACCACGTATGTCTTTTGAAATAAATGGCATAGCATATGATGAAACAAGACAGTTAAATAAAATGAATAACTTAAATAAAGTACTTGCTGGTTCAACAGTATCAAGACAAAAGTTATTTACTGCAACACCATACAACATTAATTTTGATTTAAATGTTTATGCTAAGTCTCAAGACGATGCACTACAGATAGTAGAACAAATATTTCCATTCTTTACACCACAATATACTGTTTCTGTAAAACCTTTTACTAATGTTGCATTAAGTGAAGATGTACCAATTACATTAACAAGTGTGTCTTTTTCAGATGACTTTGAAGGTTCAATAGAACAAAGACGAACTATTGTTTATACACTAAGTTTTGAAATGAAGATAAACTTTCATGGACCACTTGGCACAAGTAAAATTATTCGTGAAGTTAGTAATAACTTGTTTATTATTGATAGTGCGGCAGATAGTGGTGATTACTACAAAACACAACAAATTACACCAACACCAGCAAATGTGACTGCAGATAGTGATTATGGATTTAATACTGTAGATTCTGATAATATAAGTAATATATGATTTATGAAGAAAAAAATTCTCTAAGTAAAGAGGTTTGTAATGATATGATATCTTGGTTTGATAACAAGATAATAAGTGGAAACACTGGAGTAAACTATTTAAAGGTTTCTAGAAAAGGAAGAGAAGATATATCTATTTCTGGTTGTCAACAGTTTGGTTCTTTTAAAGCATTTTATAATAAATTAAATTCTATTATTCACGAACATATGAAACATTATTTAAATGAATTTAATAAAGGTGGGAGTACTACTGGTTCCTATACTATTACTGGATATAAATTGCAAAAGAGTGTAGAGGGTGGTGGGTTTACTGCATGGCATTCTGAACTACCAATATTTAGTCCAGAGTGGGAAAAGTTTAAAAAAAGGTTTGCTGTTTGGACATTTTATTTAAATGATACTGATACTGGATATACTGATTTTTTGCATCAAAAATTATCAGTAAAACCTGAAACTGGTAAACTAGGAATATGGCCTGCATATTATACTCACACACATCGTGCAAATCCAGATTTAAAAGAAGATAAATACATTATAACGGGGTGGTTGGAGACCGATTATGAAAGAAACAGATAATAAAAACATAGATGCCGATTACGAGTATAGTCGAAAAACATACTACGAATTAATAGAAAAAAGTAAAGAGACTTTAGATTTAATGGCAGATGTTGCCAGAGAATCAGAACACCCACGTGCTTTTGAAGTATTTGGGAACATGGTAAAACAAATAGCAGATGTTAACGACAAGTTAATGGACGTAAATGCTAAGTTAAAAAAAGTTAAAACAGAAGAAGACATTAAACAAATAGGACAAACAACTAATAATTTATTTGTTGGAACAACTGCAGAACTACAAAAACTTATAAAAAAAGAGAATGTTATAGATGTTGAACCCGAAGAGTGAAACTTATCTTGGTAATATTAATGTTAAACGTGATGGTGTTCAACATGACTTTACTAAAAAAGAAATCAAAGAATATGTCAAGTGTAGTCAAGACCCTGCATATTTTTGTGAAAAATATTTAAAAATTATTTCACTTGATGAAGGTCTAGTACCTTTTAAACTTTATCCTTATCAACATGAAATGTTTTCTCATTTTGATAACAACAGATTTTCTATAGTGTTAGCATGTCGACAATCAGGTAAATCAATTAGTTCTGTTGCATATCTTTTGTGGTATGCATGTTTTCACCCCGAAAAAACAATTGCAATACTGGCAAATAAAGGTGCTGTAGCAAGAGAAATGTTAGCAAGAATAACTCTTATGTTAGAGAATCTACCTTTCTTTCTTCAACCAGGTACCAAAGCACTTAACAAAGGTTCAATAGAGTTTAGTAATAATAGTCGTATTATCGCATCTGCAACGTCTGGTAGTTCTATTCGTGGTATGTCTGTTAACTTACTATATCTTGATGAGTTTGCTTTTGTAGAACGTGCCAATGAGTTCTATACGTCTACATATCCTGTTATCTCTGCTGGTACTGATACAAAAGTAATTGTTACTTCTACTGCAAATGGTATTGGTAATACGTTTCATAAACTCTGGGAAGGTGCATGTCAAAATGTCAATGAGTTCATACCATTTACTGTAAATTGGAGTGACGTTCCTGGGCGTGACGAGAAGTGGAGAGAAATGACAATTGCAAATACCTCTGCTTTACAATTTGACCAAGAGTTTGGTAATACGTTTTTTGGTACAGGTGATACTTTGATTAATGGAGAAACACTTATGGGTTTTCGTGCAAAGAATCCACGAAAGGTACGAGAAGGTGGTGATTTATTAATTTATCGAGAACCTACTAAAGACCACCAATACATCATGACAGTAGATGTCTGCAAAGGAAGGGGACAGGATTATTCTACGTTTAACGTTATCGATATTAGCACTAGGCCCTTTAAACAAGTCGCTGTCTATCGCAATAATACTATTTCTCCTGTATTGTTTCCTAATATTATATATAAGTACGCTAAATTCTATAATGAGTGTTATGTCGTTATCGAGTCAAATGACCAGGGGTCTGTAGTTTGCAATGGACTATACCAAGAATTGGAATACGATAATATTCATATGGAGTCTGCTGTCAAGGCAGATAGAATTGGAATTGAAATGACACGTAAAGTAAAACGTATTGGGTGTTCATCAATTAAAGACATTCTAGAGCATCGTAAACTCCAGATATATGATGAGCAAACGATACTTGAAATATCTACATTTACTGCTCGAGGTCAATCTTACGAAGCAAGTGATGGTAATCACGATGATTTAATGATGAATCTAGTTATGTTTGGTTATTTTGTTTCTGGTACATATTTTAGAGACTTAACAGACATTGACTTAAAAAAGATAATGTTTGAAGATAAAATGAGACAAATAGATGAAGATGTACCACCTGTAGGGTTCATAGATGATGGTACTCAGTTTGAACAAGAACTAGAAAGAAAAGAACAAGCAGAACGTTGGTTTGACCAACACAACGATGAGATAATTCAAGAAGAGTGGTAGAAATCAGTTTTTGTATAAATAAAAGCATATATTGAACATAACCGTATTATGATAACTTATAATTAGACTAACGAATAGGATAGAATCATGGCATTATTTACACCTTCGGCATCGCCTGCTGTAACTGTAAAAGAAGTAGACTTAACGGGAGTAGTCCCTAATGTTGCGACTAATACAGGTGCATTTGTGGGCAACTTCGGTTGGGGTCCAGTAGGAGAAACTACATTAATTTCTAACGAAGCAGGACTAGTAGAAGTATTTTCTGCACCCACCACAACTAATACGGTAGACTTTCATTCGGCCGCTTACTTTCTGAGATACTCAAATGCACTACAAGTAGTACGTGAAACAGACTCAGATGCTAAAAACTCTTTAGCAGTTAACAACAAAATTGGTACTAATGCAAGTGCAACTAACCAAGCACTTGGCAATTTAACTGCCTTCGAAGCGGCAACTATTGACTCAAGTGATGGAGCATTTATAGGTAGATTCCCAGGGTCATTAGGTAACTCTTTACTAGTATCAATATGTGGTACTTCTGACTCAGATGGTGGTGGTACTAACAACTTTAACAGTTGGACATACAAAGCACAATTCGATGCGGCACCAGGGTCATCTAGTTTTGTAACTGGACTTGGTGGTAAAAATGATGAAATACACGTAGCAGTTGTAGATGAAGATGGTGAAATATCAGGAACTGCTGGTACAGTCTTAGAAACATATCCTTTCTTATCAGTTGCCTCAAATGCAAAAGCAACTGATGGTACGTCTAATTATTACAAAGATGTTATCAAAGCAAAATCAGAATACATTTATGCTGGCGCATTTCATAGACATGGTGACTCAGATGGAATCAATGATTTCTCTGGTTCTCTATGGGACACAGCGGCCGCAAATGGTTCTCAAGATTTCGCAGGTGATGTAACATTCGGAACAGGACAAAATGAGTGGTCATTTACTGGTGGTGTTAGTTCATCAACATTAGGTACAGACGATGTCCTAAGAGGTTTCGATAAGTTTGAAGATGTTGACAACATTGAAGTTGACTTCTTAATCGCACCTGAATCTATTGCAGATGCAAATGCAACTACTGTAGTAAACGATTTAGTTTCTACAGCGGCATCATTAAGAAAAGATTGTGTAGCAGTTGCTTCACCAAGTAGAACTGCGGCAGTTGTAACATCAACAAATACGGCAGTACTAGCATGTAACAACACATATACTAAATCATCTTATCTAGTACAAGATAATAATTATCTAAAAGTATTTGATAAGTATAATGACCAATTTATTAAGATTCCTGCGGCATCAAGTACTGCAGGTCTAATGGCGGCAACTGACTTAGTTGCGGCAAATTGGTTCTCACCTGCAGGTCAAAGACGTGGTAGATATCTAGGAATAACAGATATAGTTCTTTCACCAAGTAAATCTGAAAGAGATACACTTTACAAAGCAGGTATAAACCCAATAGCAAATATACCTGGTCAAGGTATCATGTTATTCGGTGATAAAACTAACGAATCTAGACCATCTGCATTTGATAGAATCAATGTTAGACGATTATTCTTAGGAATAGAAAGAGCAATAGCAATTGCTGGTAGAAACGTAATGTTTGAATTCAATGATGAGTTTACTCGTGCTGAGTTCGTAAACATTGTCGAACCTTTCTTAAGAGAAATTCAAGGTCGAAGAGGTATAACAGACTTTAGAGTTGTTTGTGATTCAACAAATAACACAGCGGCAGTTATAGATAGAAACGAGTTTATTGCAAGTATATTCATTAAACCTGCAAGAAGCATTAACTTTGTGACTCTTAACTTTGTAGCAGTTAGAACTGGTGTAGAGTTTGAAGAAGTAGTCGGAACAGTTTAAGGAGATAAAAAATGGCAATAATGGGCGTAGATGATTTTAAATCCAAAATAAGAGGTGGTGGTGCTAGACCTAATCTCTTTAAAGCGACTATTAACTTCCCTGCATATGCAGAGGCAGATGTTGAATTGACTTCATTTTTATGTAAGGCCGCTCAATTACCTGCGGCAGTTATGAATGAGTTAATTGTACCTTTTAGAGGTCGTCAACTTAAAGTAGCAGGTGATAGAACGTTTGAATCTTGGACAGCAACAATAATCAATGATACTGACTTTAATGTTAGAAATGCTATGGAAAGATGGCAGAATGGTATTAACAATCACCAAGCAAATACTGGTTTAGTTAATCCTGTTGATTATCAAGCAGATTTAAAAGTAGAACAATTAGACCGAGACGAATCGGTCATCAAGACTTATAATTTTAGAGGTGCATTCCCTATAAATATTAGTGCAATTGACTTAAACTACGAAACAGTAGATACTATTGAAGAGTTTACAGTTGAGTTCGCAATACAATATTGGGAAAGTAACACTACATCTTAGTCTTAAAACATATATAAATAAAGAGTGAGAATAAAACTTGCTCTTTATTATGGGCGAATTGAATATAATATGAGAAATATATATGGCAGAACAAGACAATAGTATTCTGAAACTTTTTGGTTTCGAACTAAAAAGAGCAGAAGACAAACAAAAAGAAGACAAGAAGAAAAAACTTCAATCAGTGGTTACACCCACAGACCCTGATGGTGCTGGATATGTAACTGCAAGTGGGTCTCACTATGGCCAGTTCATTGACATGGACGGCAATCAAGCAAAAGATAATCGTCAATTAGTACTTAAGTATCGTGGTGTTGCAGTTCACCCAGAAGTAGATGCGGCGATAGAAGATATTGTTAATGAAGCAATCGTAGGTTCTGAAAATGAAGGACCAGTTGAATTAAATCTTGATAACGTTGATGCACCAGATAACATCAAGAAAACAATGATGGAAGAATTTAATAAAGTTGTTAGTATGATGAAGTTTACTGAAATGGGTACTGATATATTTAGGTCTTACTACATTGATGGTAGACTATATCATCATTTAATAGTAAACGAATCACAACCTAAACTTGGTATACAAGACATTCGTACTATTGATGCTACTAAAGTAAGAAAAGTTAAGAATGTTAAATACAAGAAAGACCCTGCAACTGGTGCCAAGATTGTAGATAAAGTAGAAGAGTTTTATATCTTTCAAGAAAAGAGTGGTAGTAATCAGGGTGTAAGATTATCACCCGATTCAGTATCATATGTTACATCTGGTCTTATGGACCCAACAAAGAAACAAGTCGTATCTTATTTACACAAAGCATTAAAACCAATCAATCAGTTAAGAATGATGGAAGACTCTCTTGTAATCTATCGATTAGCAAGAGCGCCAGAAAGAAGAATATTCTATATTGATGTTGGTAATATGCCAAGAGGTAAATCAGAAGCATATATGAAAGACATTATGACTCGTTATCGAAACAAGTTAGTCTATGATGCAAGTACTGGTGAATTAAAAGATGACAGAAAACATATGTCAATGCTTGAAGACTTTTGGTTACCTAGACGTGAAGGTGGTAGAGGAACAGAAATTACTACACTACCGGGTGGTGAAAACTTAGGTCAAATAGACGATATCGTTTACTTTCAGAAAAGATTATATCGTTCATTGAACGTACCACTTAGTAGATTAGAACAAGAAGCACAATTTAGTCTTGGTAGAAGTACAGAAATTAATCGTGACGAAGTTAAGTTTCAAAAGTTTATTGATAAAATAAGAAAAAGATTTTCAAAACTCTTTACTGACATATTGAGAAAGCAACTAATCCTCAAAGGTATTATTACTGATGCGGATTGGAATCTTTGGAAGAACGACATTACTGTTGACTTCTTAAGAGATAATCACTTTACAGAGTTGAAAGACTCAGAGATATTACAGAATAGATTAAACACTATGGACCAAATATCTCAATATGTAGGTGAATATTTCTCACGTGAGTGGGTAATGAAAAACGTCATGCAAATGTCCGAAGAAGACATTGACGAAATGAAAGCACAAGTAGAAGCAGAAAACGAATCCGGTGGTGATGGTGATGATGCAGATGCTGGTGGTGATGATAACTTTTAATCTAGGAGAATAGAATGGATTATATAAAAGACTTGTATGCAAAAGTTAAAGCATGGTTTATAAGTGTTGCTGACCAAGACGGTGATGGTGATGTTGATAAAGAAGATGCTAAGATTGTTGCAAAGAAAACAAAGACAGCAGTTAAAAAGACTGCAACTAAGGCAAAAACTGCTGTAAAAAAAGCAACTGCTAAAAAGAAAGCACCTGCTAAAAAAACAACTAAGAAGGCGTAATTATGATTAACGAAAACGAAGAACAACAAGAATTAGAACTTGATGATGTTTCTGACCAAGAAGTTGAATTAGAATTAGACCAACCTACAGAGGTAGAATATCATGACCAAGACGATATGCCATCTGCAGTTGATGATGCCGCAGAAGTTATGTCTAATCCTCAAGCAGATATGATTGACCAGATATTAGATGGTGATTTAAATGGTGCTGAAGGTTCATTTAAAGATATCTTAGATACTAAAATGAATGATATGTTAGACAACAAAAAAGTTGAACTTGCTAATAGTGTCTACAATGGTATAGATATACCAGAACCTGAATACACTCCAGATGAAGCAGAGACGCCTGGAGACGAAATCTCAGACGAATCTACAGATAGTATAGAAGCATAAGTTTTAAAAAACCTCTTTTGTATAAATAATAAGACAAAAGAGGAAAACTTATTATGAAAACATTTTTTTCGCTTAGAGAAGCGGTAAAACCTAAGGGTAAAATCGTCTTCAAGAAAAAGATGAATCGTATAGACGTGGTGATTACCAAAGATACTGGTAGTCTGCCGTTTATCGCATATGTGGATGGTGATAAGTTAGATTCGTATAAGAATCAAAAAGATGCCGAAAGGGCAATAACAGCAACTATAAAGGAACTTACATGAAGTTAATTACAGAATATACAGAAAGTAGTTTAGAATGTATTGTTGAAAAGAATGATGCTGGTGAAAAGCAGTATAAGATTCAAGGAATATTTGCACAGACCGACAAGAAGAATAGAAATGGTCGAGTATATCCTAAAGCAATCATGGAAAAAGCAGTTGCAAAATATGATAAAGAACAAATAAAAACTAACAGAGCGGTCGGTGAATTAAATCACCCAGAAGGACCAACTGTTAATTTAGATAAAGTTTCACACTTAATCAAAGAACTCAAATTTGAGGGAACTGATGTAGTAGGAAAGGCGCAAATACTTGATACGCCAAATGGTAAGATTGTAAAAGGTCTTCTTGATGGCGGAGTTCAACTAGGAGTGTCAACTCGTGGTATGGGTAGTCTTGAGAATAGAAACGGCGCTATGCAAGTCCGAGAGGACTTCATTCTTAGCACAGTTGATATCGTGCAAGACCCATCGGCACCAGAAGCATTTGTTAATGGTATAATGGAAGGTGTTGAGTGGGTTTGGAATAACGGTGTTTTAAAACCTCAAGAAATTGAAGAAATGGAGACAGAAATTAAAAATGCTCCCAGAAAAGTCGCTTATGAGACTTCTGTAAGAGAATTTAAAAATTTCCTCTCGTTAATTAAATCGAGAACATAGTAATATGTTCAAAAGGAGTCAATTATGACAGATGAAATCAGAAATGATGAAGTCGAGACTTCTACTGATGAAGTAGTTAACGAAATCGTGGAAGAAACTCTCGAAGAAGCGGAAGCAATGTCAAGTGTAAAGGCAAAAGGTAGTGCTAAGGACGCCAGTCCAGTAAGCGAACCTGAGTCTATTGCATCTGTAGATAAAGCGGCCGATGCGGTAAAACCTAAACAGGCACCTGCACCGAAAACAAAAGCAGGCATGATTAGTGCGATGACTGACAAAATGTTGAAAATGTCTAAATCAGACATGGAAGGCATGTATGCCAATTATCACATGAAAAAAGAAGAAGTAGAAGAAATGGAAGGTGAAGCAATTGTTGAATCACCAGAAGTTGACACTATGGGCGATTTAAATGCACTAGTCGAATCCGAAGCAACTCTAAGTGATGAGTTCAAGGAAAAAACTGCAGTAATATTTGAAGCGGCAGTAAAATCTAAACTATCAGAAGAAATTGATAGATTAGAATCTCAATACAAAGAAGAATTAGAAGAAGAGTTATCTTCAACTAAATCTGAAATGGTTGAGAAAGTCGATTCATACCTTAATTATGTAGTTGAAAATTGGGTTAAGGAAAATGAACTTCAGGTTGAGAACGGTCTTAGGACTGAAATCGCCGAAGGGTTTATGTCTAAGTTGAAAGATTTATTTAGTGAATCTTACATCGAAGTTCCTGAGTCCAAAGTTGACCTAGTTGACGAACTTGCTGAACAAGTAGAAGAACTTGAGTCTAAACTCAATGAAACTACTCAGAAAGTTATCGACCAAAGCGGTGAGTTAGAAGAAATGAAGAAAGAGGAAATTATCAGAGAATCTTCTTCTGACCTTGCTGACACACAAGTTGAGAAATTAAAATCTTTAGTTAATGACTTAGACTTTGAAGATGCTGAAAAGTATGCAGAAAAAGTTAAAGTTGTTAAAGAAGCACATTTCTCTAACGAACCTAGCGGTAGTGACGATATGATATCCGAAGAAAGTGAAGGAGAAAGTGACGAGTTAATCGAATCTAATTCTTCAATGGATAAGTATGTTTCTACTTTAAGAAAAACTCAATCTAAAAATTAATTTAGATTAAACATAGGAAAATAACGATGGAAATTCAAAGTTATGACAACCTGATTGAAAAATGGAAACCAGTCTTAGATGAAGAATCTGCTGGCGCCATTAAAGACAATCACAGGCGTTCCGTAACTGCGGCCCTTTTGGAAAACCAAGAGAAAGCAATTGCAGAACAAAACGAGACTATGTTATTTGAGGCCGCACCTGCTAACAATACTTCAAGTGTGTCCAATTTTGACCCAGTCTTAATCTCATTAGTTAGACGTGCTATGCCTAACTTAATCGCATACGATGTATGTGGTGTTCAACCAATGAATGGACCAACTGGTTTAATCTTTGCTATGAAGGCAAGATACCAAGGTGGTTCAACTTCTAATAGAGAAGCATTGTTCAGCGAAGCAGAAACTAGATTTTCAGGTGACTCATCTGGAACTCATGATTCTGACAACGTTTCAGGTTACAATGGTATTGACTCAGCAGGTTTAAGATTAACTGCTCTTACCGCTTCTGGTATGCCTACTGTAGATGCTGAGGAACTTGGTGCAACTACTGGTAGTACTTTCAATGAAATGGGTTTTACAATTGAGAAATCAACTGTAACTGCTGTTTCACGTGCCTTAAAAGCAGAGTACACTTTAGAACTTGCTCAAGACCTTAAAGCAATCCACGGTTTAGATGCTGAAACTGAACTTGCTAACATCTTATCTACTGAAATCTTAGCGGAAATCAATAGAGAAGTTATCAGAACTATTAACTCACAAGCAAAAGACGGTGCCCAACAAGCAAACGTTACTGTTAATGGTGTGTTCAATATGTCTTCTGATGCTGATGGAAGATGGAGTGCTGAGAAGTTCAAAGGTTTAGGTGTTCAAATAGATAGAGAATGTAATCAGATAGCGAAAGACTCAAGAAGAGGAAAAGGAAATATCCTAATCTGTTCTTCTGATGTTGCAACTGCTTTAGCGGCCGCTGGAACTTTAGATTACTCTCCAGGTATAGCGAACAACTTAAATGTTGACGATACTGGAAATACATTTGCTGGTCTTCTTAACGGAAGAATCAAAGTGTATATCGACCCATATGCAAACACAGACTACTGTACTGTAGGTTATAAAGGTACTAACCCTTATGACGCTGGTGTTTTCTACTGCCCATATGTACCTTTACAAATGGTTAAAGCAGTTGGGGAAGATACTTTCCAACCTAGAATAGGTTTTAAAACAAGATACGGAATGGCGTCAAACCCATTTGTAGGTTCTACACCTGCTAACGGTCTTGCATCTGTTAAAACTAACTTCTACTACAGAATATTTAAGGTTACTAATATCTTAACTTAATCTGTATAGGTTACAGACCAAAAAGGGGGAGTCTTTCGAGACTCCCTTTTTTTATATACAAAAAAGGAGTGTCACCACTCCTTCTTCGCCTCGTATTGATTCATTTCTCATTACCACTCACTACCATCGAGATTTGGCGCCTTGCAATTCCATGCTCATCAAGGTGCAGATACTTCGTCTTTCGGGTAAATTCCCCAATTCTCTTTCAAAAATTGTTTACATATGTTACGGCCTTCAAACTATGACTTATGTGATTAACTCATAATCATTGTTTTACTTGCCAACCATTTCGTATTCTCTAGATAATCAATCTATTGTTTCCATGGGGTTCACAAACCATGTATCTCTACTCGCATCTATTTTCCCACATTTAACTGCTTCGTCATTAATGAATTGGCCACCTTGGCACAAAACATCAACTTACGTTGTTTATCGAGTCGCAAAACTCTCACCAACTAGGTTCAGGTTACAAGTGGACCATGTATGATAGGTCTCTTCTTCAAGAGGACTCTCACCTCAATTGACCCTGAACTATTAACTCACATTACAAAGTTAACGTTATCGAGTGTTGTTATAATAACAAAGTTTACAACATTTGTCAACCATTATTTGTAAAATAATAAACTTATAAATAAATGTTACATAGGTGACACACAATTGTCACATTAATGAAACATATGAAAAAACTACACAAACTTATGAAGTCTGGCAGATTACACAAAGTAATAAAAGCAGGTGGTTTAGATGTAGCAGAAAAGAAATTTGAAGTATCAAATGTTAATACTTCTCTCTACATGATACCTGCAATTACTCTATGCAGTATAGTTATACTTTCATACATAACATAAAAAAAGGGCAGATGTTAAGTCTGCCCTTGTTCTGATAGCAAGTTATCTATTAAGCAACATGTTTTACACCGCGATAATTTAATTCGCTAGTAGACGTGTTGTCTTTAGATACTTCCGCATCGTGCTTAGTTCCTCTGTAAATACCTGCTTTTGGAGAATTTTTCTCTTTAGCAATATTTTCAGGAGTTACTTTGATACCTCTGTAATAAGACATGTGTATCCCTCCAGTTTTCTAATCGATTTCGTACATACAACTTTCGTTGTACACCCTTCTCATAGCGTTCCTTCGGTCGATTGTCGGTCTCGTTCAGCACTGGAATTTATTGACCCATAAGTGCTTACTTGCTTACCTTTCTTTATGAAAAAGAAAGAGGTTTTCCTATCTTCCTACTTCCGTCTTAGTAGTCAATAATACTAAGATGAACGTATGTATATTTCTATACACTAGTATTTATAAAAAATACAACCTCTACATTTAAGGGAAGAGTTAATGTTCGTCTCTTCCCTTATAGAGGTAATGTGACCTTTCTCATATTCACATGGGTGTTCAGTAACCAACTCTATTCTGATTTCACTTTAGTCGAATAGTGACTATGTGCTAGATAATTAAAGACTATCTAATGCCTCTATTTCCCCTAAGGAAAGTATTCTTAAATTCTTCGTTTTCTCTTTTCTGTCTACGAATTGCTTTATCTTTTAGCAATCTACGTTTCTCTCTACGAGTAACAAAAAATTCTCTTTTCTTAATGTCTTCAATAACACCAGCAGTTTTAACTTTCTTTTTAAATCTTCTGAGTGCTTGGTCGACATTGCCATCACGAACATATACAGTTAAACCAGTATCTTTTGGTCCATCGTATCTTCGTTTCTTCGGTCTCTGTGGACGTCTGTTATAGTTATTTTTTCTCATTGTTTAGTATTATACTTGACTAAACAAAAATTGTCAAGAACTATTTTGTTGTGTATGGCCCGTAAGTAGCAGATTTCTTTTTACTATATCTGATATCTGCCCAGACCCACTCTGAGGGAGTTACTTTGACTTTCTCAAAAGTTCTGTATCTCTTATCAAACTTTTTGATAGGAGTAGCAAAACGTCTTGCTCTAGTCTCACCCTCTCTAATAAAAGCGACTAACTGACCCTTCTCATTTAGAATGTAAGTGTTATTAGGAGTTTCGTATTCACCCCAATCAGTAGTTTCTTTTAGAAATGTAAGATTATTCATATTGTTATAATAACAAGTTCAGCAACAATTGTCAAGTAAAATATTTTTAAAAAAATGGTTGACAAAAGTTGCCAAACCTATTATAATACTTGTATTGAGAATGAGAAAGAGAGGTAAATTTCTAAAATAAAGTAACGGCGTAAAGTCAAAAGTCGATAGACAATCACCCCCGGTGAGGTAGACCAGAAAGTTCGCAACTTTCCCTTGACCGGGGTTTTTTTTATTATAAATAGTAGTATGGCATATAGTAGTAAAGTAGTAGACAGATTTGAATCTGTATTAAAGAATCCAGAAAAACATGCAGTAGGTAGATTTGACCCCAATGACCCTAATGTTGCAACTGGTTTAGTTGGAGCACCAGCATGTGGTGATGTCATGAAATTAGATATCAAACTTAATCCAGAAACAGACGTAATTGAAGATGTCAAGTTTAAAACATATGGGTGTGGTAGTGCAATAGCATCATCGACAATGTTTGTTGAAATGCTTAAAGGTAAAACTATTGATGAAGCAAAACAAATAAAAGATAAAGAGATTGCAGAAGCATTAGAATTACCACCTATCAAATTACATTGCTCAGTACTTGCAGAAGAAGGTATTAAGAAAGCAGTTGAAGATTGGGAAGAAAAAAGTAAACATAGAAAACACAACCAATGGGAAGACCCGAATGGATATGGATATTGAGTTAACAGATGGAGCGATATCTAAAGCGATTGAGAGAACGGAGAATAGCAATCGAAGTGGTATTCGCCTTGGTGTTACTGCTGGTGGGTGTGCTGGGTACGAGTATTATATTAAGTATGTTGAATCTACTACTGAAAGCGATATTATTCTAGACTACGGAAAGTTCAATATAGTAGTAGATAAACTCTCAATACCATTTCTTCAAGGTTCTACTTTAGATTGGATTGTCGATGGTGTTAACGAATACTTTAAGATAATAAACCCTAATGAAGAAGCATCATGTGGGTGTGGAGTCTCTGTACAGTTCTAAAAAACTTAGTTTGTATATATACTATAGACTAGAGACTTATCCGGGGGTTCTGTATACCTAAGTTAAGAAGTCTTTTAAGTCAGAATCAACATTTACAGCACGTCTCTTTCTTGTCTTCTTTTTTTCTTCTGTAACAATATCTTTCCAATATAAATCATTTGCTCTTACGCCATCAATTCTTGAACGAAGATTATCAACGAATGCCATTGCTTCATCACTAGGCGTATCGCCATCTTGATTGTCAACTAGTTCGTCTATACCAACGTTAGCGATATACTTTAACTTAATGTCTTGTTGTTTCTTTTCTTTTTCGATTCTACGTAGAAATGCATACCAAGATATCTGAGTAAAGTATGCAAATGCATTTGGTGTACCAGTTCTTGTTGCAGTTTTAATATCATAGTTCTTAATTGCTTTCAAACAATTTTCTACAGCGTCCATTACCATTTCTTCTCGATAAGTATATCTTATAAAGTTTGATTTGTGTGATAGACCTTCAGCAATCTTAAGAAAACATTCTGCAATGTAATTTGGAACAATTGGTACTTTTTTAGATTTTTGTTTCTTTGCCTTCTCTGCGACTTGACAATAATCAACTACTGCTAATGAAAAATCTTTATTGTTTACATAGTGTGGTTTTTCTTGTGGTTTTAATTTTTTCTCTGTCATAATATATCCATATTTAATTGTTGTGTATTATACTCTATATTACATATTTAGTCAATCTTTAAAATAATGGTTGACAATTTATGTTCTGTGTGGTATAATCTTAAAGTTCTCCGGGGCGCTGAATATCAATGAATCGTATCGTCCTTTTCATCGTTAGGAAATAACTCAATTACATTGTCTTTAAATTGCTCTTTGGCACCATCCATAGTATTTAATAAATCATCTATCACTTCTGATATCGGTTTTTGTGGTTTTTGTTCTGCTCTTTTTGTAAACTCTTCAATTCTTTTTTTAGTCTCTGCTTGTCTATCATTATGAAGTTCTTGCATATCTAGAATAGCATCTTCCCATTGTATAACTAAATAATCTGGAGGTGTTGCCATACCAACAATATGATTTCTATCTAATGTCATAACGTCTGTAAGATTTTCTTGATATACCATCCATGGGCGAAGCGAATAAAAAGGTATACCAGTTTTAGTTTTAGTGTAAACTAATTTGGCCGCTTTACGAATAATTATTTCGTCTTCGAATCCTTCTTCATCATACCACTCAACCACTTCGCACAAGAGTTCCTCTCCTGTGTCTAACTTAAAATGTTTTACTTCCATAATACTATTTATCACCTTTTAAATTAATAGGAATAATTTTATATGGAAATTGTTCTTTCGCATATATCTTTATTCTTTCTCCACTATGTCTCAATGTAAAGTTCTTATGTGACTTGACATGCATATCATCTGCTATATCATATAAAGTTGTATTACTGCCATCATCTGATTGTCGTAAACCTCGACCAATCGACTGTAATACTTTTATTTGACTTTTACTTGGACTTGCAAAGACAATGTTGTGTAAGTTCTTTATATTTATGCCTGTACTAAATGTCCCTAATGATGCGACAATTATTGCATTCTTTTGTGTTTCAACGATACCTCTTATCTGCTCTCTATCTTTCGCATCTACTTCACCAGATACATAAAAAACTTTTCGATTTTTTTCTGCATCATCTTTAATTATTTCAAAGAGTTCTTTACCATGTTTTTCAACAAACTGAAACAAGACTAATGTATTACCTTCTAAATCTAAAGTCATGTTCTTAATAAAGTTATTACGTTTTTCATGACGTACAATATAATCAATTTCATCTTGATATGTCTTACCTTTCATCATGTGGCATACATCATTATGATATCTTAATAGTAAGACGTTAATATCTAAACCAGCAAGAGTACCACGAACTTGTAAATCACGTGTTGCGATAACTTTATGAGTCATACCAAATAGACCTTCAAGTACTAGTTTATTTGTTTCTGTCCCATCTAAAGTACCTGTAGTACCAAAACGATACTCAGCATTCTTACATTTGTTCATTACACCAGTCAATGACTTTGCTTTAAATAAATGAACTTCATCGCCAAAGACAGCACCAAACTGCTCAAACCAATCAAACTTAAGACGATAGATAGATTGCCACGTAGATATAATGATACGTTTATCTGTTATCTTATCTTTACCAGAATAGATACGATGCACTTCATTATCAACATCAAACCCATATTCATAGAAGTCTTTATATAATTGTTCTACTAAACTTGTTGTCGGAACAATAACTAACATCTTCTTATCATGATTGTCAGCATACCAGCGTAGCAGATTATAAATGATAAATGATTTACCACTACCAGTCGGTGACAATAATAAACATCTTTTGTTTTCGATACCATGTGAGATTGCATCGTATTGATAATCTCTTATCTCAAAAGGTGCATCGAGACTATCAAGATACTTTATTAAAGACTTGTGTTGTATTTTATTCTTAAGTTCAGGATGTCCATACTCATCATTATCAACAAGTTGGATTGGATACATTCTATCAAGAGCAAACTTCTTTATATGTGGATATAGACCGACATTTAACTCACGTGTCATTTGATTAAATAATCTTATTTTGCCATCCCACACTTTACGTTTAAATGCTGGCATATATCTATGTCCAGGGACAAAGAATGAAAAATATTCAGATAATTCTTTGAGTTGATGACCTTCGGCATCTATCAACATCATCGAGTGGTCTTTTAGACCTATCTCTATTGTGTTTGCGGGTCGCATTAAATACCAGTTTCGAACTGTCTCCACTTAATCATGTTCGATATCGTTTGATGTCGCCATGTAAGATTGTTAACTATTTCAGTTAGCGTATCAATAGTTGTTTGTAAATATTGTATTCTCAGTTCAGAATCTTGAATTTCTTTATCAGTATCATACCAATTTTCTTTCTGACCTTTTGTTGTGATAACAAGTCCATCATAAGGGTCTGCTTTCCAACCTCGTGATTCTATATCTTCTTGTGGCATTTTACCTTCATAATATAACCATTTCTCTTTTAACAGATTCTTTTGTTCGAATTCTGCTTTCTTCATACGTAGTTTAGTAAGTGAGAGATATTCTAAATATTTCGAGTGTAATGCTGGTGTGATTCTAGATACTTCGTCTAGTTGATTCTTTGATATTTGTGAGTCTTCTTTCCACTCAGCAAGTATTGATTCTAAATTTATCATGATATATTTCCTATAAACTGCTTATTATACAGTATTAGGCAGATTATGTAAAGTATTTTTTTAATACTGCTAGTCTATCTTCGTAGTTTGCAACCTTGTCTAATTCACCTTCTATTGTAATTATCAAGTCACCATGTTCAGCAAGACCTACATTCTTTTCTGTTAAGACACGAACATTCATTTTGTGTCTTTCTATCCCTGCTTCACATTGTTTAATTAATACATTAATTATATCTTCTGTCATACTGCCTCCTTGAGCGGTTTACTAAGTTCTTCCCAACTTGTTTCAAAATCATTATCACCATTTACATAACCCATCACACCTAGTTTATCATATTCAGGTATTAATTCGTCTTGTAATAATCCTATCTTTTTAAGATTAGGCATTATTCTACTAAACAAAGTATCTTGAAATTGTGTTTGAAATATATGTTCTTTTTGATACTGTTCTGTCTCTTCTATATTTAGACTATATTTATTCCATACTTCATATGCTTTTAATCTGTTTCTACTGACAGTACATGCTTCTAAGGCAAACTTTGCTCTATCCAGTTGTTCTTCTTTTGAGAGTGTCGTAACAAAGTCGGTAAGATAATTTATACCAAACGTCACGTGTCTCGCCTCGTCTCTTATAATATATTCGAGCATTTGTTTATAAACAGGGTCACTAGTACCTTCTTTTGCCGCTTGAAAGGCCGCTAATGCTAAACCTTCAATAACTACTTGCATACCAATAAATTTTAAATCCCATCTAGGGTCTGTAAGTATCTTATCTAAAAGTCCTTTTAATGCTGTACCAATAGGCCATCGTCTTCCTAATCTTGTTTGAATATACTTATTAAATGCTTCAACATGCCTCGCTTCATCGAATGTTTGTGAGGCCGCATATAATTTTGCATTAAATGTTGGCGCACACGATGTTAATTGACTTGCAACTAATAATGCCCCTTGTTCGCCATGAAGAAACTGACTTGTTCCCCAACTTTCTAAATCTTTAAAAAACTCCATACGTTTTGGTGTGTCCCATTTTTTATATTCTGGGTGGTCTGACCATTGATTATCTTCAAACTCAAACTCTTCGTTTGTTATTTCTACTTTTTTTGGTGACCAATCAACATCAACTTCTACATTCCAATTAAGTTCTTTACCTAATTCATATAGTTTTTTAATACGATTATCTTGAACAGTATAGTCCCAGTTATATGCACCAGTAAGTGGTGTTTGAAAAATTTCTACTATATCTGTCGGGTCTAAGTTTGCTGGATATTCTTCTCCATCATATTCAACGACATCTTTTGGAGTTTCTGTTTTTATTATTTTCATATTAAGTTTGTTTTGTTATCTCAAATTGACTAAATCTAAACGTAGCATCGAATGTTAAGTACGTTACAGAACCAGTTGTAGTAACAAAGTTTATAGCACCTAAACCAGTAGGCAAACAATCTTTGTATCTAATTTTTTGAGTAGTGTTATTGTGACTTGACAGTATTGCAAGAGTTATATCTGCATATGTTGGAAACTTAGTGTTTCTTGCAATAGGATTTACTTGCCCATCATTCACAAGTCTTTGTAACCAATTAAACATTTCATTATAACCAGTCATATTTTCATCAAGTATAATTGTAAATGTAATTTCACCATGAGTTATCTTATCACCAGCAAGTGGTACAGATGTAATTCTTCTTGTAGGTAATTCTACAGGATTTAATTGTACACTAGGGTGTGCAACACCTTGACAAAAGTATTCTAGATTAGGATATTTAACTCTATCTATTAAGAGTTTGAATCCAGTTGGTTGTAGATAGTTTAGATTCGTAGTTAAATTCTGGTCATCTACTTGTACTGTTGAGTTTACTGCCATACATCTATTTATATAATTTCTAACCTATAAATTAATGGTTGACAAAAGTTGTTGGAGTCTATATAATACTAAATAATTGTGAGGAACATTCAATGAAAATTGCTATCTTAAACGATACCCACTGCGGTATTCGTAATTCTTCTGATATCTTTATGGATTATCAAGAGTTATTTTATCGTGACGTATTCTTTCCATATCTAATAGAAAATGGTATTACAAGAATATTACATTTAGGTGATTACTATGACAATCGTAAGACAGTTAATTTTAAATGTTTAAATCATAATCGTAAAATATTTCTAGAGAAATTAAGAGAATATGGTATGACTATGGATATCATTTTAGGTAATCATGATACTTATTTTAAAAACACGAATGAATTAAACTCGTTGAAAGAACTGCAAGGTCATTATATGAATGAAGTGAACATCATTCAAAAACCTATGGTAATGGAGTACGATAAGTTAAAGATAGGTTTAGTGCCATGGATTGCAGACGATAATGAAAAAGAATCACTAGAGTTTATTAACAATTGTAATGCATCTATTATTGGTGCCCATTTAGAATTGATTGGGTTTGACATGTATCGAGGTATGCCAGCACATGATGGTATGGACCGAAGTCTATTCGATAGATTCGAAATGGTATTGACTGGACATTTTCATGCTAAGTCTTCTCAAGGTAATGTGCATTACTTAGGCGCACAGATGGAGTTCTTCTGGAATGATTGTGGTGATAAAAAGTATTTTCATGTTCTTGATACTGATACAAGAGAAATAGAAGCAATACTAAATCCAAACACTATCTTTGAAAAGATATATTATGACCACGAAAAAATGAATGAGTTTCAAGACTTAAGATACCTAGATAATAAGTTTGTTAAATTAATTGTTGTTAACAAAGGTGATACTTATAAGTTTGAAAGATTCGTTGATAGAATACAGAATCAAAAAATACATGAACTAAAAATAGCAGAAGACTTTTCTGAATTTATTGGAGAAAATGTAAATGATGGTGAAATAAACATTGACAATACTGAAACAGTAGTGTATAATTACATTGATTCGGTACAAACTGATTTGGATAAAAATAGAATCAAAAGAGAAATATCATCTTTGATGACTGAGGCACAGAATATTGAAATACAATGAGAAATCAAAATGGTAAAAAAGACCCAGTTAAAAAGAATATGGACAAGTTTCATAAACCTGTTACACATAAAGACAAAACAAAATACGATAGAAAAAAACAGAAACTTAATTCTACAAATGAAAGTGAGAACTATGAATAGTATTCCTTTTCATGAACCAATACCCGAAGAGATAAAGAAACAATATAATTTATGATACATTTTGAGAAATTGAGGTACAAGAACTTTCTTAGTACTGGTAATAACTTTACAGAAATAGATTTTGAAAAAGCACCAACTACTTTAGTAGTAGGACAAAATGGTGCAGGTAAATCAACAATGTTAGATGCACTATCTTTTGGATTGTTTGGTAAACCACATAGAAAGATATCTAAAATGCAATTAGTTAATTCTGTTAATCAGAAAGGTAGTGTAGTTGAAGTAGAATTTAGAATTGGTAAAAAACAATTTAAATTAGTTAGAACAATTAAACCTAATAAGTTTGAAGTTTGGATAGATGGTAACATGGCAAATCAAAATTCTCATGTCACAGATTATCAGGCAATGTTAGAAAAAAATATTTTAAAATTAAATCACAAATCGTTTCATCAAATTGTGGTTCTTGGGTCTTCGAGTTTTATACCTTTTATGCAGTTATCCTCACAACAGCGAAGAAGTGTAATCGAAGACCTACTTGATATTAATATGTTTTCTGTTATGAATCAAATTCTAAAAGAAAAGATATCATTACTTAAAGATAATATTACTCAGAATCAAAACGACATTCATTTAGTTGACTCAAAAATAAATGCTCAAAAGAAATACCTTAGAGATATTGCCAACGTAAATGCTCAATTTAGAAAAGAAAAAGAGGACATGATTGTTACAACTCAAGAAGATATTAGAGTGTTGAACGATAGAAATACAGCATTACTTGATAATGTAGCACAATCATTTGAACCAGCACTAGAAAAAATAGATGCAATTCAAAAAGTAAAAGCAAAATTTGAGGCAACACTTTCAACTATCGTTGCACAACATAAAGCGACCAAAAAAGAACATAAGTTCTTTACAGAAAATGATGAGTGTCCTACATGTAGTCAAGAGATAGACTCAGTATTAAAACAAGAGAAACTAAAAGTTACTAGTAAAAGAGTAAAAGATTTAGAAGTTGGTATAAGCAAAGCAGATAAAGAAAGAGAGAATTATGAAAAAGCAATTCAATTATTTCAAGATACTGTTGATGATTGTAAAAGATATAATGCCGAGGTATCAGGTAATAATAAAACTATTGCTAAGTTAAATAAAGTAATTGATGCATTAAAAGGAGAAATAGAATCTCAAATAGAATCAAGTGGTGATTTATCAGATGCGAATGCAGACCTCGAAGAGTATAGAAAAGAAAAAGAAAAACACCAAGATGAAAAGTACAAATTAAATGAGCAGTTCTCTTACAATCAAGTAAGTAGTGAACTACTTAGAGATACTGGTATCAAATCAAAAATTATAAAACAATATTTACCTGTAATAAATAAATTGACTAATCAATATTTACAGACATTAGATTTCTTTGTTCACTTTGACTTAGACGAAAGTTTCGTAGAGACTATTCGTTCTCGCCATCGTGATGCTTTTACTTATGATTCTTTTTCAGAAGGTGAAAAACAAAGAATTGACCTGTCACTATTATTTACTTGGCGACAAATTGCTAAGATGAAAAATAGTGTTGCAACTAATCTTCTAGTACTTGATGAAACATTTGATTCATCTTTAGATATGGAAGGGGTTGACAATTTAATGAAAATACTGTATACTTTGCAGGAAGATACAAAAGTATTTGTAATATCCCATAAGGGAGAACTTGAAGATTCAATCTTTGATAGAAAGATTGAGTTTATCAAAGATAAGAACTTTAGTAAAATTAGATAGGAGTATATCATGGAACTAAGTGACCAAACGATAGGTGTATTAAGAAATTATGCAACTATTAACCCGAACATCGTTGTTGAATCGGGTAATCAAATAAAGACTATTTCTGTAGCAAGAAATGTTCTTTCATCGGCAACAATTCAGGAATCATTCCCACAAGGGTTTGGTATATATGATTTAAGTGAATTCTTAAATGTTTTAGATTTAGTAGATAGTGCGAATCTTTCATTTGAATCAGATTATGTAACTATCGGTGACAAAACTGGTCGTTCTGCAGTAAAGTATTACTATAGTGACCCAGACATGTTAACTTCATCTGGTAAAGATGTAACTATGCCAGAAGCAGAAGTTAATTTTACACTAGATAGTGATACACTTTCGAAAGTTAGAAAAGCATCGGGTGTTTTAGGGCATAGTGAATTATCTATATCTGATACACAAGGCGCAGTAAGATTATCAATTACTGATAGTCAAAATGCAACTTCGAATTTGTTTAGTATTGATGTTGAAGGTTCATACCCCGAAGGTGCGAAATTCAACTTTATAATGAATGTGAATAATTTAAAAGTTATTGATGAAGACTTTCATGTAGCAATCTCTTCAAAATTAATTTCACAATTTACAAGTACTCAAAGTGACATAGAATATTTTATTGCACTTGAGAAATCTTCAACATACGGAGCGTAACATGGCAAAACCAGTACCAGAAAAAAAAGCAGATGACCACTCACAAATATATGAAGTATCAAATAGAGTTGCTCGTTCAACAGTAGCAGTTATTGATACAGTAGTACAAAGAGGTGGTTTTAAAGGAGAAGAGTTGACTACTATTGGTCAACTTAGAGACCAAGCAACTCAGATTATACAATTGTGCGAACAATTTCAATCTCAGCAAGGTCTTGACAAGTCTAGTTAGACCTGTTATAATACTCTTTTTAATTTCGAGAGTTGTAAGCACATTGCTAGGTGTCACAGTAATATTATACACAACGCTTTCTTACAACTCTCACCTTTGAACTTTATATTATGAATGATGATTTCCTATGGGTCGAGAAGTATAGACCAAAAACTGTCGAACAGACAATACTTCAAAAACAACTAAAAGATACATTTACTAAGATTGTTGAATCTGGTGAAATACCAAATATGTTATTCACTGGTTCTGCTGGTCTAGGTAAAACTACTGTAGCAAAAGCAATATGTGAACAACTTGAACTTGATTACATTGTTATCAATGGGTCAGAAGAAGGTAATATCGATACTCTTCGTGGTAAGATAAAACAGTTTGCATCTTCTATTTCATTACAGGGTGGTTACAAAGTAGTCATACTAGATGAAGCAGATTATTTAAATCCACAATCAACACAACCAGCACTTCGTGGTTTCATCGAAGAGTTTTCTCAAAACTGTAGATTTATTCTTACATGTAACTTTAAGAATCGTGTGATTGAACCACTACATTCAAGATGTGGTGTTTATGAATTTAATACTGATAAGAAAACTATGGCACAATTGTGTATGCAGTTTATGAAACGTCTTGAAGATATTCTTGTCAAAGAAAATGTTAAATATAACAAAGATGTAATTGCAGAACTTATTAGTAAACATGCACCAGATTGGCGTAGAGTTTTAAATGAGTGTCAACGTAATTCTATTGGTGGCACAATTGATGCAGAAGTCTTAATAAAACAAGACGATAGTTTTAACGATTTATATCCTGCCTTAAAAGCAAAAGACTTTAAACGTATGCGAACTTGGGTTGTAAACAATATTGATATTGACCCAGTAGCAATCATTCGTGGTGTTTATGATTCAATGAATGAAAATGTCAAACCAGAAAGTATACCACAACTTGTAATTATACTTGCTGATTATCAATACAAGAATTCATTTGTTGCTGACCATGAATTAAATATGGTAGCATGTCTAACAGAGATTATGGCGAATGTTGAGTTTAAGTAAACTTGAAATAAGAAACAAAGACTTGATTATAGAACATATTCAAGAAAATGCCCATCGTGACCAGTCAAGAACAGGCACAGATATTACTAGATTACTTGGTGGTGAAATATGGGAACCAGATTTTGAACGTGAAAAATGTAATGGAAAAGAAGTACCACTTTCTTGGTCTATAATGAAACAAGAAATTGAGAAACATGCTAAGATGAAAAGTATAGAAATGTGGAGTATAAACTATACAGATGGTCAAGGTTGTAAGTTTCATCACCATGATGTAAATGATACTAAGATGAGTGCAATATACTATTTAAAAGTTGGTGATGAATCGGGTAATTTAATTTTTCCAGATGAAGGTATTACAATAGAACCTAAAGACAATTTATTTGTAATGTTTAATGCTAATTTAATACATGGTGTTGAACCTTCACTAGATGGTAGAATATGTGTGGTAATGAACTTTTAAAAAATAATGAATCCATTTAAATATTTAAACGAAATCAACTATGGTAAAAGAAATATCATGGTCGATGAAGAAACAGAAAAAGCATATGTACCTTTTGTTATTAATAGGTCATTGTCTTATTTTCCTGATACTGTTGCTCTTGCAAATGAAATGAATAGGTATGGACACTTAGAATCACGTCTACAATTCGCATTTCTTATAAATACAATTAGAAAGAGAAAAAGGTTTAGTAAATGGATTAAACCAGAAATAGAACATGACGTTGATGTGGTTAAAGAATACTATGGATATAGCAATGAAAAAGCAAGACAAGTTATTCAACTCCTTACTCCACAACAAATAGATGTATTAAGAAAGAAGGTAAGTAAAGGTGGAAGAAAGTAATACAGTAACTTGGAAACCTGCAGATATGTTAGAAGTAACAATCGCAGAACCAGATGACTTTTTAAAAGTCAGAGAAACATTAACACGTATCGGTGTTGCATCAAGAAAAGAAAATAAATTATTTCAATCGTGTCATATATTACACAAACAAGGTAGATACTTTATAGTACACTTTAAAGAATTGTTTATGTTAGATGGAAAGAAATCTAATTTAGAACAATCAGATTTAGAACGTAGAAATACAATTGCAACTTTATTAAGTGATTGGGGATTAGTAGAAATACAAAATGCAGAACAAGTAAAAGAATGCAGTTCTCTAAAGCAAATTAAAATAATACCTTTTAAAGAAAAAAATGAATGGGAACTTTGCCCAAAATATAACATCGGCAATACAAAGTAATCGTGTTTTCGAAACAAGTATTGACCCAGAGTTAATCAATCAAAACTGGACTACAATCGTTAACATGATTGATAGTCACCCTGATGATTTAATTAAAAGAGAACCTAATAAAAATAGAATCATGTTAAATGATTTACATAAAAGAAGTTCAGTTAAATCTATCGTAAAAACAATTATCTCTTTATTGCAAGACCTTTGTCCAAACAAAACAATTACAAATATTGCATTCATGGGTTTTGGTAAACATGAAAGTTATCCATTACATAGAGATAATATGGACGTTTTATTGCTACAAGTAAAAGGTCGTATTAAGTTAGTAGTAGAAGAAATAGATAAAGTTATGATACCAGGCGATGTTGTTTATATACCTAGAGGTACTGACCACAAAATAACACCATTACAATCAAGAGTGACTTATTCTTTTGGGATTGAAGGTTAACAGATACCTTCTGTTTTTCTTGTTGTAACTATTTTTACGCCCCTACGTCTTAGTTCGTGGCGAACTTTTTGTTTTAATTTTTTTGAGGTAGATTCGTTGTTTAATGTTTTAAACAATTCATCTTGACTTATCTGTTTTATATAATGATGTTTTATACTTCTTTTCTTTGTTGCTCTATCAACTAGTACTTCGCTTGGTTTAAATTTTGTTGGCATTTTTACTCGTGTTAATTTATAATATGTATTTTTATTTATTAAAAAAATATCTCTTGACATTTTTTGTTCAACCTAGTATAATACACATTAACTACAGGATTACATTATGAATTTTTATACTAACGTGACTCGTTATGGCAACAGTTTACTTTATATTGGATATAAAGGTGGGCAAAGAGTCAAGCAAAGAATTCCATTTAAACCAAAATTATACGTAACAACATCTAAACCAAGCACTGGTTGGCAAACTCTTGATAATACTTTAGTCGAACCAATCGAGTTTGATTCTATGAAAGATGCAACAGACTTTACAAAAAGATATGAACACGTAGATAACTTTGAAGTTTATGGTATGAATAATTATGTCTCTCAGTTTATTGCACAAAAATACCCAGAAGATATAAAGTTTAATCGTGACGATATATCTGTCACAACAATTGATATTGAGTGTCAGTCAGACCAAGGTTTTCCTGAACCACATTTAGCAGAATGGCCCATTACTGCAATTACAACAAAGAATAGTAAAGAAAATGTTTATCGTACATGGGGTTTTGGTGAGTTTAATCCTGCAGACAATGTAGTTTATACTCAATGTAAAAACGAAGCGGCCCTGCTTCACAAATTTCTAGAGTATTGGAAAGATAACTATCCAGATATTGTTACTGGTTGGAATAGTATTGGTTTTGATATGGTATACATTGTCAATAGAATTAGAAAAGTCTATGGCGAAGAAGAAATTAAAAAACTATCACCCTGGGGTAATGTTAAAGAAGACAATAGAAAAGATAAGTTTACTGGTAACACTAATTATGCATATGATATTATGGGTGTAACTCAACTTGACTATTTAGAACTATACAAGAAGTTTACATACGTACAACAAGAAATGTATTCACTAAATCATATTTCACACGTAGAACTTGGTGAAGGTAAGTTATCATATGAAGACCAAGGTAGTTTGTTTTCATTATATAAAAACGACTATCAAAAATTTATTGAGTACAATATCAAAGACGTTGAATTAGTTGATAGATTCGAAGAGAAGTTAGGTCTTATTACATTAGCATTGACTATGGCATATCGTGGTGGTGTAAACTATAGAGACGTACTTGGTACGACAATGATATGGGACACTATTATCTATCGTATACTTGAGCAGAATAAAGTTGTTTGCCCACCTAAAATAGAAAAGAGTAAATCAGATTTTGTCGGTGCATATGTAAAAGAACCTCAGATTGGCGGCCATGATTGGGTAGTATCGTTTGACTTGAACTCACTATATCCTAATATTATCGTTCAGAATAATATGTCACCCGAAACTGTAGTTGATGGACTAGTCGATACATCTATTGAACACATGTTAAGAAAACAAACAGATATTGATACAACATATGCAACAACACCCAATGGTGTAAGATTTTCAAAAGAAAGACAGGGTGTAATCCCATTTGTTATTCAGAAATATTATGAAGAACGTGTAGAGATTAAAAAAGAAATGTTGAAGTTACAACAAGAGTATGAGACTACACCAACAAAAGCATTATCAAATAAGATATCGCATCTGTACAATGAACAAATGGCAATTAAGATTTTAATGAACTCACTTTATGGTGCATTAGGCAATCGTTGGTTTAGATACTTTGACCAACGTGTTGCAGAATCTATCACAATGTCAGGTCAGTTAGCAATTCTTTGGGCAGAACGAACTGTCAATAAAGAAATGAATAAGTTATTAGAAACAGATGAAGAAGATTATGTCATAGCAATTGACACAGATTCACTATACATTCGTATGGGTGAACTCGTCCAGAAATTCAATCCTAAAAATCCTGTTAAGTTTCTGGACGAGATATCTAAAACTCATTTTGAAAAAGTCTTAACAGATTCGTATCAAGAGTTTGCAAACTATTCTGGTGCAATGAGTAATCGTATGGAAATGGGTAGAGAAGTTATTGCAGATAAAGGTATTTGGCAGGCAAAGAAAAGATATATTCTAAATGTACACAACTCAGAAGGTGTTCAGTATGCAAAACCAAAACTAAAGATTATGGGTATTGAAGCAATTAAATCTTCTACACCAGAATTAGTTCGTAATAAAATGAAAGAGTTATTTCCTATCTTAGTTGGTAAAACTCAAGATGAAGCACAAGAGTTTGTCGCAAACTTTCGTAAAGAGTTTAGTGAAATACGCCCAGAAGATATTGCATTTCCTCGTGGTGTTCGTCACGTAAAAAAATACAAAGACAACAAAAACATTTATACCAAAGGCACACCAATACATTCTAGAGGTAGTTTGCTACATAATCACTACATAGAAAAACACCAGTTGAATAAAAAATATGAAAAGATTGGTAATGGTGAGAAGATTAAATTTTGTTATTTAAAAACACCAAACCCAATTAATGAAAATGTTATTTCATTTAAGATGAGATTACCAGAAGAATTTAACTTACATAAATACGTTGACTATGATACAATGTTTGAAAAAACTTTTCTTGAACCGCTCGAACCAATTTTTGATGCGATTGATTGGTCGGCAGAACCCAAAGCATCATTAGACGAGTTTTTTGGATAATGTTAGAGTGGATTGAAGCAATCTTACAAATAATAGGTGTATTAACTTTAGTATATCTATTTACTATGTGGGGACTAAGTGGTGGATTTAAAAACTTTTTTACTTTTAAAAAGAAAAAGAAAGATGATGTAAACAGTGGTGCTAAGTTTGGGTAAGAAAACAAAAAAAGAAATCGAACAACAAAGACAACACAATAAAATGATGAAAAAATATCGCAAGATATTTAAAGAACAAGGTTGTATGCATTGGCCAGATTCTTCTGGTTGACATTGTGTGCAAATTAATGTATAATGATAAGTAATGTATAGTCTAACAATATTCAAAAATACTTATGACAATAAGACTCATAGAACTATGAGTTTTGATTCATGGGATAAGTTTGAAGAGTTGCTATATAAATTATCAAATGAACGAGGTGAAAAAGGTGGAAATAATAGTTCTGCTCTTATTAGTCCTGCTAGGTTTGACGAAGGTCGGACAAGAAGTAATAAGAGTGTTAATAAATGGGGTGCTTGGTCTTGTCTTGATGTGGATAGTTATATACTTGCTGATACATCTGGCGATGTTCTTTTGCAATTAAAGAAAGAGTTATATGAAAAGTTTGGTGTATATCATTACGTGTGTTATAGTACTGCATCATCAACAGAAAAACGACCAAAGTTTCGTTTAGTTTTTCCTCTTACTAAAGAAGTAGATGCAAAAGACTTATCTCACTTTTGGTTTGCAATGAATAAACAATTCAAAGAGATTGGTGACGAACAAACAAAAGACCTTGCAAGAATGTATTATGTCCCTGCAAAATATCCAAATGCATTTGATTTCATTTTTACTAATGAGGGTGTTAAACTCGACCCAGAAATGTTAATGGAGAAACATTCTTATATTGAAAACAAGGGGACAAACTTTTTAGATAGATTACCACCAGAATTACAGAAAGCAGTTGTTGAACATCGTAAGAGCAAACTAGATAATACTAATATTACTTGGTCTAGTTATAGAGATTGTCCTTTCTGGTCAAAGAAATTAGAATCAGAGTATCGAACTATCTCAGAGTCGGGTTGGTATTATAAAATGTATCAGATTATGGTTGCAACATCTGGTAATGCAGTATCGAAAGGTTATCCAATTACTGCTCAACAGATTGCAACTCTATGTAAAGAACTCGATGCAGAAACTGGTGGTTGGTATAAAAACAGAGATATGGTACGAGAAGCAGATAGGGCACTAGAATATGTCTACAGAAATAGAAATTAATTGCATGAAGATATTAGTCACAGGAGGTGCAGGGTTTATTGGTAGTCATTTAATGAATTCTTTACTTACAGAAGAACATGATTTATATTGTGTTGGTATTGATAACTTTAATAATTACTATGACCCAGAATTAAAAAAAGATAGATGCAAACATTTTGGATTAGAAATCAGAGATTGTGATTTAAATGACTTTGAAAAACTAGATTATCTTTTTCAAGATTATGAACCCGACATCGTTGTACATCTTGCCGCACGTGCTGGAGTTCGTCAAAGTGTTGGTAACGAACATTTATATCACAAAGATAACATAGATGGTACTCAGAATTTAATCAACGTATGTAAACTACATGACGTCCAAAAAGTAATTTATGCATCAACATCATCTGTCTATAGTGGCACTAAAACATTACCATGGACAGAAGACATAGTTCAACCACATCAAAAGAATCCATATGCATATACTAAGTATGTAAACGAGTGTCAATTTAAAATGTCAGGTTTGCACAACATAGGTTTAAGATTTTTTACAGTATATGGTCCATGGGGTAGACCAGATATGGCATTGTATGATATGACAAAAGACATTGTTGCTGGTAATTCTATTAGGGCATTTAATTGGGGTATGATGAAAAGAGACTTTACGTATATTGACGATATCGTAAGAGGTATTAAGTTATGTATTTTTAATCAAGATATAAACTCAGGTGAAATATTTAATATTGGTAGAGGCAAACAAGTCGACCTTATGCATTTTATAAATAGAATAGGAATTGAATTGAACAGAGAACCAGATATTATAAAATCACCACCACATCCCGCAGACGTACTTGAAACTTGGAGCAATACTTCGAAAATAGAAGAAATTGGATATAGACCTGTAGTTGACATTGATGATGGTGTCGCAGAGTTTGTAAGTTGGTACAAAGAATATCACGAGGTGAATTAATGGCAAAAAGTAAATTTAAATTAGGAATTGTTGGTTATGGATTTGTGGGTCAAGCAATTGATTATGCATTTACAAATGACGAGTTAGAAAAGTTTTATGTTGACCCAAAACTACAAACAAATATAGATGATTTATGTAAATGGAATCCAGCATGTGTTTTTGTATGTGCCCCAACACCAATGTCTGATAATGGAACAGTCGATGGTGCTATTGTCGAAGATGCAGTATTAAAACTTATTGAACATACAGATGCACTTATTGTTATCAAATCAACAGTCACACCAGATATTTTAACTAGATTATATAATTCAGTACATGACGATGATAAACCCAGAATTACACACAATCCAGAATTTTTAACAGAGAACAATGCAAAAGACCAATTTATAAATTCTAGAATGAGAATTATTGGTGGACCAACAGAAGAATCTTGCCAAAGAATTGTAACTTTTTATAGTACATTTAGTTTATGTATTAATCTTTCTTGGGTTAGTATGACACCACAAGAAGCGGCCATGGTAAAATATGGTGTGAATAGTTATCTTGGTATGAAAGTTACATTTATGAATCAAATACATGATAGTGCAAAGAAACAAAGTTTGAATGCTCAAAGAGTAATTAATGGTATCTGTAGTGATGGTAGAATAGGTTTTGCTCATTCTAGAGTCCCTGGTTATGATGGCAAACGTGGGTTTGGTGGTGCATGTTTACCAAAAGATATGAATGCATTTACTAAATTTGATGAAGACTTGACTTTAATTGCTGAGTCTGTTAAAATAAACAATAAAATGCGAGAAGAGTATGAACTCGATGAACGTGAAAAAGATAACAACATAAAGTTTGAGGACAAATAATATGGCATCTATAATGGATAAGTTGAAGAAAAATTCAACACTAGGAAATACTGCAGTACTTTCTGATTCTAAATTTTTTACTGAATCAGATATGGTAACTACAGATGTACCAATGATTAATGTAGCATTGAGTGGTAACTTCGATGGTGGTGTAATGCCAGGACTTACTGTTCTTGCTGGACCAAGTAAACACTTTAAAACATCTTTTGCATTGAAAATGGCATCATCTTATTTAAAAGAAAAGAAAGATGCAGTTATGTTATTTTATGATTCAGAGTTTGGGTCACCACAATCTTACTTTGAACAATTTGATATTGATACAAAAAGAGTCTTACATACACCTATTACTAATGTAGAAGAATTAAAGTTTGATTTAATTAGACAACTAGAAGAACTAGAAAGAACCGATGATGTAATAGTTGTAATTGATTCTATTGGTAATCTCGCAAGTAAAAAAGAACTTGAAGATGCAATGAATGAAAAATCAGTTGCAGACATGTCTAGAGCAAAAGCACTTAAGGGTTTATTTAGAATGACAACACCTTATTTAAAAATGAAAAATATACCACTTATTGCAGTAAATCATACTTATAAAGAAATTGGTTTGTTCCCTAAAGACGTTGTTGGTGGTGGGACTGGTATTTATTATTCTGCAGACAACATTTGGATTATAGGTAGAAGACAACAAAAAACTGGTACAGAAGTTACTGGTTATGAATTTGTTATTAATATTGAAAAGAGTAGATATGTTAAAGAGAAATCTAAAATACCTATCGCAGTATCATGGGAAGGTGGTATAGAAAGTTTTAGTGGTCTACTTGATGTTGCACTTGCAGGTGGTTATGTAGTAAAACCTAGTAATGGTTGGTACCAAGTGGTCAATAAAGAATCTGGTGAAATGATTGGCAGTAAACTAAGAGAAAAAGATACTTTGACAGGCGAGTTCTGGAATCCTATCTTTGCAGACACAGACTTTAAAGAGTTTGTTAAAAGTCAGTACTCTATTGGTTTACAATCAAAAGTAGATATGGAAGAGATAGTTAGTGAATGATATTGTAGATAAACTTAGTGAAGGTATTCACTATGAAATTATCCCGAGTTCATTAGATGAAAAGGGTTGGGACGTAAGACTATTAGAAGAGTTTCCCGAAACTGTTATTCGTTATGGTAATGTAGCATTCGATGGTAAGCAAGATGCACTTACTTTTAATTACGAAATAATTAGTAGTCCTGACCCTGACTTAGAAATAGAAGGCAACTTTGAATTCCAAGAGTACTCTGGGAGAATACTAAGTAATATTATTGAAGCATCAATTACAGATGGGTCGATGATGGCATGGGATAAAGAGAATCACGAAGTACTAGCAACAGAAGAAAATATAGCATGGGCAGAAAATGAATATAAATCTAGAACAAACGATTCTTCGTAATCTTCTTACTAACGAAGAATACACACGAAGAGTATTACCCTTTTTAGCACCCGATTATTTCGAAGGTGTTTACAAAGACTTATTTAAAGAAGTTGCAAAGTTTGTATCTAAGTTTAATAAGATACCAACACTTGAATCATTTAAGATTGAAGTTGATGAAGGTAATAGATTAAGTGAAGACAACTATCGACAAGCAATTGAAATGTTACCCAATATCTTTACTGCTGAACCAGAGAATTTAGATTGGTTAATTGAAAGAACTGAGAAATGGTGTCAAGACCGTTCTGTATATAATGCAGTCATGGAGTCTATATCTATCATCGATGGTAAACATGCAACACTTCAAAAGAATGCAATCCCTGATGTTCTATCAAAAGCACTTGGTGTTTCGTTTGATACTAAAGTAGGGCATGATTATCTTGAACAAGTAGATGAACGATATGATTTTTATCATGAACAAGAAGAACGAATACCTTTTGACTTAGATAATTTTAATAAGATAACGAAAGGTGGTCTACCAAATAAAACTCTAAACATTGCTCTTGCAGGCACAGGTGTTGGTAAATCATTATTCATGTGTCATTGTGCATCTAATATATTAGCACAAGGTAGAAACGTTTTATATATTACTATGGAAATGGCAGAAGAAAGAATCGCAGAAAGAATCGATGCAAACTTATTGAATATACCAATTGACCAAATTGAGAATTTATCTAAAGATATGTTTAGAGATAAAGTAGGTCAGATAACTGCAAAGACAGATGGTAAATTAATTATCAAAGAATATCCCACAGGTCAAGCAAACACTTCTCACTTTCGTGCATTGTTAAATGAATTAAAACTTAAAAAGAATTTTGTACCAGAAATAATCTTTGTTGACTATCTAAACATATGTGCATCAAGTAGAATGAAAATGATTGGTGGTAGTATCAACTCTTATTCTTATATCAAGAGTATTGCAGAAGAAATGCGAGGTCTTGCTGTAGAGTTTAATGTCCCGATTATGAGTGCAACACAAACAAACAGAAGTGGGTTTACTAGTGACGACCCTGGTCTAGAAGATACTTCTGAATCGTTTGGTTTGCCAGCAACTGCTGACTTAATGTTTGCATTAATATCAAATGAAGAATTAAATACAATGGGCAAGATACTTGTTAAGCAATTAAAAAACAGATATAACGACCCGACTAAATATAATAGATTCACATTAAAAGTTGATAGAAGCAAAATGAAACTAGCAGATGATAATGACCAAGGTGTTGTTAGTAATAAAGATGATGTTCCAGTATTTGATAAGTCAACGTCAGGTGAACGAGTAAGTTCAGAAAAATTTAAAGATTTCAAATGGGAATAATAAACAAAATAAAAGAGACATTATGGGGACAACCTGATAAAGGTATATCTGGTGAACCAGACCCCGAAGAATTAAGTGTTGACAATGCATATAAAACTAGGTGGATATGGTATCATACTATCTTGGGTATTGAGTTGTTAATAGTTATATTAATACAGTTAGCAATACTAGTTGTATTAGCAATAAAATTATAGGAGAAAATATGGCAGACATAACAACTGTAGTAACAACTTATGGAGAATACATAGGTGAATTGACATACGAAAGTGGAGATATCATTACTCTATCTAAACCTAAAATGGTAATCCAATCTCAAGAAGGATTTGGATTTGCAAAAGGAGTATGTGTAACAAGTGTAGAATCACCTGATAAAGTTGATTTTAGAAAAAGCAATGTAGTATTAAAAGTTGATACTCATGAAGATGTTAAAAAAGCATATGAAGATGCAACATCAATAATTGATAGAGTATAGTGAAAGTACTAATCACAGGACATACTTCTGGTATTGGTAAAGCAATACTAGAAAATTGCCCTAGTGATTATGAAGTAAAAGGTATTTCTCGTTCAACAGGTCATGACATTGTTAATAATCTTCCAGATGTTCTTGGTTTTATAAAAGAATATCAACCAGATATATTGTTTAACAATGTTTGGGGATATGGCAATCAAAATAACATTGCTACTTGGTTTGTAGAAAGATTTAAAAAAGGTGTTATGATTACGACTGGGTCTGCTCTCGCTTATGCTTTTTTAGTGGATAACTTAGATGATTTTTATGATGGTTTAATAAAACAACCATATATGCACTACACCAACAGTAAAGCAAAATTGCTACTAGAAGCATATATGTGGAAAGTAAGAAATAGAGAAGCAAAAAATATATATTGGACAAACTACAGTCTTGGTCTAACTAGAACTGGTTTAACAAGCAAAGACGAAACTGGTAATTTTGACCCAACAAAACATAAAGACTATCCCATGTTAGACCCAGATGATATTGCTAAAAGAATGTGGAAAGATATAGAAAATAAATTATATTTAAAGCAGTTTGAAGTTGGAATTGAACAAAACAGAAACTGGGAAGAGAAAGATAGAGTACCGGTTTTTATGGACTTAATCACAAACATAGAAATGTATGGTGCATAATGGGTGAATTTAATAGTGCTGTAGAAAGACAGAGACTTTTACTTGAAGCAGAAGAGTGGGCAAAAGGCACTAATTCTGTACACGTACATAGTTTAAGCAGTATGTGGTATGATAATAGACCAGAAGACACAGCAAATGGTGAAATGGTTACTGATACTCATTTCAATGACAAAAGAATTGAAAGAGTAAAGAATGGTAAATTAATTCATATTTTTGGTAAAGCATTAAAAGGCGATGAATTAATTGATTGGTATGGCAGAAATAGTAATTAATAATTCTTATTATAACAACAAGTTAAATAATTTAATAGATGAATTTTATTCTTTAGATTACGACAACATGGATTATAATACAATTAGAGGTGATTTAGATAATGGTGAATATTATTGCTCTAGAGAGTACTTAAATGATATTATGTCAAGAAATCACGATGGATACCCTGATGCATTTTATAATACTTCTACAAGTAATGCATCTGAAAAAAATCCAAGCGTCTGGAAAAAATTTTATGAATATTACAAATATCAATTTCCACCAGAAATTGGCGCAAAACATAATGCTTTATTAAATTATTATCCACCAGGTGGATTTATAGGTTGGCACACAAATTGGAATGCATCTGCATATCAAATGCTATTTACATATAGTTTAAAAGGCGATGGGTATTTTAATTACTTAGATAAAAAAACAAATGAAATAGTCACTATACCAGATAAGAAAGGTTGGCAATGTCGTTGGTTTCATTTTGGTGAAGAGAATGACCCAGAAAATCATTGTTGGCATTCTGCTTATACTTCATGCGATAGATTTACAATGGCACTAAAGTTTACTAACATGAATTACTTAAATGAAGTAATTGAAGACTTGACAACGCCTGAATAATAGTGTATAATATACCACAATGAAAAATACATACAAATACAACGAAGACAAATTTCTAGAAGAACTTAAAAGTTATGTTGATAAAACTTACAATCAACATTATTCTAAAAACAAGTTTCAAGCAACCGAGTTTATTATTGATGGTGGACATGGCGAAGGGTTTTGTATCGGCAACATAATGAAATATGCACAGCGATATGGAAATAAGAATGGGTATAATAAAGATGACTTATTAAAAGTTATTCATTATGCTTTGATTATGCTTCATGTTCATGAGAAGACTCATTCGAAATAATAAAATCTTTCATATCAGTTAACCAATCTCGCATTCTTTGTGCTTGTTTTTTATGAAACTCTTTATTTTTTGAGTCTTGAATAGATTGTGCGATATGAAAGTCATGAAGTCTTAGTGCAAATGCAATTGCATCTTGATAAGGCATTCTTACTGCACTTGAAAAAGACCTCTCTACTTTTTTCATAACGCTAACTCGGTGAATATATTTTTATTTTTTCTTCTTTACCTTTTACTTGTATCTCATCAATGTAATTAAACATAACATCTTTCTGACTATATCCATTTACAACTATTGAATCAACAGTATCTTGTCCAACTATAGTCATATGTTTTTTATAATCGCCTCTACCCGCTAATGCTTCCAGACGTGCGGCGAGATTGACGCCATCTCCGATGACTGAATAATCAAATCTGGATTGACTACCAAGATTACCGCATATGCAATCACTGGTATTAATACCAATACCAACATTAATGCTAGGTAGATTTTTTCTTTTAAATTCATCTTGAATTTCTCCTACTTCTTTTTCTATTTGAATTGCAGATATACAGGCAAGTTCTGCATGATACTTGTTGTCTAATGGAGCATTCCAAAACGCCATTATACAATCACCCATGTATTTATCAATAGTACCACCATTATTTAGTATAATATTTGATGTTCTATCTAAAAAGTTATTAATTAATTCCACTAGACCTTCGGGGTCATTATTGTTTTTATAGTGTTCTGATATTGGTGTAAACCCTACAATATCCATAAAAAAGAAAGTCATGTTTCTTCTTTCACCACCAAGTTTTAAAAGACTTGGGTCTTCTGCAAGTTTATCTACCATATCTGGCGATAGATATGTTTTAAACTGTCCTTTAATCATTTCCTTAAGTTTGTATGTGACGTAGTACTTGTTAAATGATGCATGTCCAAACACTAGGAATAATGCCAGTGACGTGTAAACTACATCAATAAGTAACAGAGCAGTATACCAATAATATAGTCCTGTTGCAACTATACCACCAATCATTGCAAGAGATAGTATACCACTTAAATACGTAGGCAATCTATATACCATAAGTAGTATTAATAGTGTACTTATTATCAGAACAAGTATTTCTAACTGTTCAAGAAAGAAATGTCTTTGTATTTGTACACCGCTCACGACAGTTTGAATTAAGTTTGCTTGAACATCATGTGGGTACATTGCACCCATGGGTGTTGGTACTGGGTTTACCAATCCACCAGCAGATAGTCCTATAATATACATTTGCCCATCTGGCATTGGTTCACCAAAAGAAATACGTTTAAAATTATTCCAATATGCAATCTGAATATTAGAGTTAGGTGTAGTGGACATTTTATCTAGTTTACCCATTCTTACCCATTCAACACCTGCTTCTTTTACTTTCATTGCATAATTAGGTTGACGATTCCAAACACGTAAAGTTTCTAATGCAAGAGAAGGATAGATATGTTCGTTTGCAATTACCATTAAGGGTGCTTCACGAACTATACCATCAACACTTGGTGCCGCACTTACAACACCAACTCCAACAGGATTTAATTCTTTTATTGGTGTAGAAATACCTTTGTAGTTATATAACCAATTACTTGGGTTACCTTTACCTAGTTTGCCAAAACCAAGAAATGGTTTGTCGCCTTTATTTGTTACGTTTGTAGGAATAGAAGATAATATAACTTCACGAAGATTCATCACGTTTGCTAAGTCTTCATCACCACCAAATCTATCTGCTTCTGTAAAACTCATATTCATTACATACAAAGACAATGCACCATTCTTACTTAATTCTTGTGCATAGATATCACGTGGAAATGGAAACTGTCCAAATTGCTCTAAAGACTTTTCATCAATATCAACTAAAACAATACCAGAGTCTACGGGTTCTTGTAAATATTGAAGTGAATCAAAATAGTTTAAACGAAACTGCTCTACTAATTTAGGGTCAGCAATACGAACACTTACAAGTAATGCTATTGTTACGAGAACAACTTTCCAATTATACATTGTCTTTATTGTTGTGTAACAGAAATGCTACAACCACCCATAGTTTGGCAGTTTTGTGATAGTGAATATGATTGAGCAGAGTTACCTTCTTGAGTTAAATTTAATGTTGTTGGACTAGACCCAGTTAAAGATATATTTGCAGTATGTGTTGCATAACCAGATTGATAACCAGTAATATTATTACCATCATTATATGTGTATAAATTTACATCTTTAACACCATCTGTATTTTGTCTCCAAAAAACACTATTGTTATTAGAGTAAAGATAGATATCTGCTTGGTGTTCACTATAGATGCCTGCAGATGAGTTTCTTTGACTACCCGCAACATTATTATTATCTCCATGAACATCTAAAGTTAGATGATGACCACCACCTTCACTTCCGTCCCATGTCCAAGTTGAAGTCGGAGAACTTAAAATATATCCTTGTCCCCAACGTATTGAGTTATTGTCTCCATAGATATGCAGACCGATATCAGATTCTTTACAACTTGAACCACGTCCACATATTTGTGCAAAGTCTAATGAATTAAACGTTCCATCTATATCTCCACTAGTTAGTGAACCCCAATGTCCATATGCTATTTTATTATTATGCCCATGCTGGATTATTTTTACTTCATTACCCTGATGTTGCATTGAGAAGTCTACTTTATTATCTTTACCTTCTTGTTCGATAAACAACTTTGTACCTTCACCACTTTGAGTAATATATACTTCATTATCAGCATATACATATTCACAACCACCAATAGCAAATGCAAATAAAATCCACATTGTTACGATAGTCTTTATACCTTGTGGTGATGTATTTTCTTTTAAAAATTTAATCATTCTTGTATTATTATGATTCTTGCATCTGAACCATCTCCTAAAGTTATCTCGCTTGGTTTTTGGTTAGTGTATGTTTCAATAACTGCATTTGTATAAATCGCATGAGTTATTCTAATTACACCTTCTACTTCTCTAGTCATAACAATCGTCTCTTCTTCTTTATTAACAAACGTACTATATTGACTATCATCATCAAACCCTACTTGAGTACCTTCAATGTTAACATTACCTATATCTGCAACCTCTCTATCAATCTCATTTATTCTATCGAGGTCAGCAGTAATGTCTAATACGTCTTGAAGAAACTCAACATCTAATAAGTCAATATCTAGTTCTGTATATTCTAATTCTCCTTTATCTTCTAAAGCATCTTCTTCTAAGGCATCGTATGCCAAGAAGTCTACATCTAAAATACCTTGAGCATCGTCTTCTTTACTTTCTCCTTCTGCTTCTACTTCTTTTATCTCTTTTGGTGGATTAACAATAAACATATTATTAATTGAATCGGGCGTAATGCCTTCAAGAATAACTGTTCTTTGTGGCATTACATCAAATGATTGAAGCATCATAGATTGATATGCTTCATTCAATGTAATTGTCCCACCAGCATTTGTAATAAATATTTCACCAGATGATTCTCCATTTTCATCAGGTAATAATACAACTAACGTTCTACCGAGTTCATCAACTGTAGTTGTAAAATCTGTTCCCCGAATACCTATCTGAGCAGTTGGTGTTGAAATGTCAATGTTTGCTTTGTCAATCATTTCACCTCTACCAGATGTAAATCTAGCAGTACCAAGTGCCATTCGCATAGTCATCTTTGACAGCGATGGGTCAGGGTCATAATATACTTCATCAATATAAATCTTTGTGTGTTCAGTCAATGCTAATTCTTCTTTATCTTTGAATTCAATTAACATTCTGCCATTACCAGTAATAGCAGTATCATTCATTTCAACATCAGGTAAAAAAGCAGGAGAGACAACTAGTTCTTCACCAGATTCTCTTTCGATTGCCGCACTACCAGTATGCTCACGAATATCGCCAATAGAGTCTGCATAAACAGACCCTATTAGAATAAGATTACTCGCCAGTATCTTGTTGAATAATCGTAATTTCTGAACCGTCTGTAACAAAACTTGCATCTAATATCGCCTCTGCACCACTTATACTTGTACCTGTTCTTTGACCAACAAATACATAGTTTTTATCACCTGTTAAATCAACAGATATTTTATTATCACTTCCATCTTCTTGAGTTGTTAATATCCAGTTATTTGAACCAGTTATGTCCCAATCCCAAACAGCATTTGAAGAGTTTATAAATGCACCAATAGTATTTGAAGCACCACTGCCATCAACTAATAAGTCAATGTTGGCACCATCAGCACTACCTTCTGTAATATTCCAGGCATCCCAATATGCGGCATTTGACCCATAGTTACTTGTAGCATTACCACCATAAGTTCCATAACCCGTGATGTTACTACCTGTAAATGTATGATTGCTATACGTTTTAAAACCTGCACTATTGTTAAAAAATGCACCATCACCTAAATTATGAGGTGTATTGTAAGTTTCAGATTTATTACCTAACCTAAACGTTGTCTGGTTATAATCACCTTGAACATCTACATTCATATCAATGGCATCTGCACTTTGATTACTACTAGTATTACCAGTTACAGTACCAATCAATTGATTGATTCTGTTGTTCGAACCTTGAACATTATAGTCAATGTTTGAACCATCTGAGTTGATATCACCAAATAGTAAGTTGTTACTTCCATTAAACAACCAATATGCATTAGAGTTACCTATCTGCAGTTTCATGTCGGTCGCATTAGCACCAGTGCTAGTATTTTGCCCAATCAAGTTTCCATTACCTGTTTGTTCAATAATAATTTCTACACCTTCACCAACTTGCTCGATATATATTTCATTATCCGCAAATGCAAAAGCACTTGCTGTTAATAATAAAGCGAGAATTAAAGTTCTCATTCTTTCTCCTTAGTTATTAAGTGTTTATCGTTAGTCCCATCACTTAAGTGTGGGTGACGATGGTCACTTTTCATTTTCCAAAAACCTCTATCGTGTCCTTGGTAAATAAGTTCTAATACGGCAACTTCAATAGCGGAGCGAACTGCAAACGTTACACTTTCGTTAAATCCGTTACCATCTTCAAATTCCAATAACTTTGTATCCATATCAAAGAATCGGAATAAATCATAACCGCCACCGACAGACAAAATAGTTTTTTTCGCCTGAACATTCATTAAAATTTCACCTGTTAGTGTTGAGGTTGCCCTTAGACTAACAATTACTGAATCTCTTCTATATGATGTATTGTGTCCGATACCTAAGTATCTTGCTCCACGACCACCACTTTCGATGTTAGTGTCGTACCCAACAACACCACCATCAATTAAAATCCCTGCAAATACTAAAGATGCTAGTTGTTTATCTTCTTTAAACTCTTCTCTAGAACTTCTTATTATTTGCCTTTCTCTTATGAGAGCATCTATATTAGTTCTCTCAACTACTCTAAACCACTCTCCATTACTTGCAGTTTTAAGTGCATCAATAACAAGTAAATCTGCACCTTGTGTTACTGCAGTAGAAAAATCTGAAAATGTATCTCTACTTTTTCTTTGGCCAGTTTTGTCTGTAAATCCATAAACTGCAACTACTACAGGTTTACCATTACTTGGACCTGGCACTTTTTTTAATTCTGCTGTCGATGGCAACTTTTCTATAGTTGCACTTTCTCGACATGCTAATTCTCTTTCATCACAATCTATACGTGAGAAAGAAGGAATACTAGCACAACTTGATAGAACGAATACTCCTATCAATAAAAATATTTTCACTAAAATGCTCCACTACCTACTGGTACATCTAATGTTGTTGTTGTATTATCATCGCCTGTAATTGTAATTCTAATTACATCAATACCATCATCACCACAACCTGTACATAATTCGTATGCTACAGTATTACCAAGCATATCAAAGAAACCTTCTATTGAACCTTCATTTACTCCATCACCAAACATTTGGTCAACTAATTGTTTTGATATTTGAGCATAGATTCTTGACTCTAAGTTTCTAAGGAACTTAGCATGGGTCGTACTATCTGCTTCACGTTCTGCTTTTGCAATTGCAGATTCGATATCTTCTTGAATCTTATCTCTACGAGACTTCTGTTGATTCTCTATTGTTAAATAGTGTGACGATTGTCCAATACCACTAAATGATGGAGATTTAAATTTATGAACTATCTGGTCAGCAAACAAATTACTTGTTATCGTTAGACTTACCCATATCATTAATATATACTGTGCTGTCTTCATCTTCTTGCCCTTGTTTTTTTAATTCTTCTTGTTTTCTATATTCGATTACAGTATTTACTTTCTGTTGTAATCGTATCAAGTCATTGTCAAGCATTCTAATCTGGTCTAATAATTTAATAAGAGTCTTATGTGAAGCACCAATTTTTGGTTTTAGTTCTTTCGTCACATACTTCCAAACATACCAGATAAAATATCCCATACCGATTGCCATTAAAACTGGATAACCAACCTCATCAATAATCAAAACAATTTGATTAATATTACTGCTGTTCATTAATCTCTCCTAGAGTCTATCTTACCATCTTCCATAAAGTTTTCTGCTCTCGCAACTCTATCGATGTCTGGTCTTAAATCTAAAGACTCACTTACTAACAAGTCAATCTTTATCATATCATTATTCATTTGACGAACTCTTGACTCTAAACCATTCATAATGTTAGTAAGACCTGTAACAGAACCACCAACACTATCTAAAATGTATTTTAAAGTCAGAAAGATAAAGAACCCCATGATGATTGCACTACCAATCGGGATACCCACTTCCATTAATAATTTCATTATATTGTTCATACACGTCTATTTATATGAAAACAGAGTTATAAGAAGCATATATACTAAGCAAGTATTGACAATTCTTGTTAGTGCGAGTATAATATTTGTTAAATTTATTATTGGAGTAATATAATGAAAAACCTTTTAATATTAATAATGTTCTTATCTGCATCAGTATTTTCTGCAGAAAATTGGGATAGAGAACAATTAAATTTAAAATTACAAACTAAAGATAGTTTTGGTAATAATGTATCTTGGAGATACAGACATTACTTTGGAGATACTGATAAAACACATCACCAATTGGGTTACAAACTCGATAACTGGGATTTTTCATATCAGTACATTGAAAAGAAAGGCAGAATTGAACACCGACCTAGAGTATCAGTAAAACTCTTTGAACAAGATAATGGTTTCTACTTTAGACCTAGAGTAGAGTATCGTGATATCGAAGGTAAAAAAAGTGATACTTATTACTTTAGAGTCTTAACTACTCTTGGGTATAAAGGTAACTTTCAATGTAATACAGACTTAGTTTGTTTTGCACCACAAGTTCATTTCTCACCTAGATTCGCATTCGCAAAAGACGGTGTAGATGATGGAGAATTTGAAGATATTCAAACTGATATCATGTTAAATATTAAGTTTGGTAAAAAGTTCACCATAAGACCTGGGGTTAGATACATAGTAGATGATGACTACAATACTGACAAACTCTATGCAACCTTACAGTTTAGTGTCAAAATCTAAATATCAAGTATTTGAAAACTTTCTTGATGACCCAGATGAAGTCTTAGAGTTTTCTAAGAGTTCTAATTATTATACTGCAAAACAATATGCAGAATATAATAAAAGCGAATCCATTGGTAAATGGCCAGGACTTCGAACTAAAAATCTTATGTTCGAACTTCCTGAGGTCGTCAATAAAATACAAAACATGTTTGATGTAAAAGTTGGTTGGATTACTTTCTACAAACATTTACTAGAACAAAACATATCTACACCCATGCCACATATCGATAAAGCATGGGACTTTTCAGGTGTCATTTATCTAGAAGGAAATGGTGGCACTTGGATAGATGGTGACGAAGTTCCATTTAAATACAATCGTGCAGTTTGTTTCAATGCAAACGTACCACATCACCCCTTACATGGCAATACAGATAGAACTGTAATTACATTCTTTTCAAAGTATGCGACATAATCTGTCGTAGCAAAACACTTATTTTAATTACAAGGGTTGACAATTCCTGTTTGACCCTGTAAAATACTTGTATTAAGAATAAGAAAAGAGGTAAAATGCAAAGTAATCAATTTATTGAAAGAGTAAAAGAAGACATTTATAGGTCTAATTCTACAGATTATAATTATAAAGATGGTAAATATACTTTCCATAGTGATTATGAACAGAATGTAAAAGAAGTTCAAATCACCGATGAAAAATTAGCAGAAGAATTAGGTGAGTCTTTACCTTGGGTCACGGGTTATGTTGACTTTAGAAAAAATGACTTTAAGAAAGGTATAACAATAAAATTTTATACTCGTAAATTTTATACTAAAGAAGGTTCTAGAGACGATGTTTTGTTTGTCTTTGTTCCTTACGAAGACTTTATTGAAAAACAAGTAAAAGTTTGGTTAGACGGGTATAGTACAAATTATAGTCGTGATGGTTGGTTTTCTCACCCATTGTGTGAAAATTTTGAAGATTGGGATTTTAACTTCCAACCAGAGGTAGAAAAATTTCAATTAATATGAAAAAAAGAGTTGACAATTATTGTTTGACTTGTTATAATAACAACATAAATTAATAAACAGAGAGGTAAAATGTTAAGTAAAACGTTAATAAAAGAACTGTCAAAGATTCAGACACCTGAACAATTGGCAGAAGTCTATCATTTCGGTAAAGATATTTTAGATGCCCTTGCGAAAGCAAGTTTCAAAGAAGGTGACGGCGTGTTCGTTGTTCAAAAAACTAAAAAAACTTTTGGTACAATCATTGAGATTAAACAAAAGAAAGCAGTTGTTCAAATGAGAGGTAAAGCATACAGAGTGCCTCTTTCAATGTTAGAGGTAGCAAACATATGATTTATCTATCAGAGAAAATTCTTGCAGAAAACTGCGAGTATGAAGTTGCTGAAAATCCAGAAAGTGGTAGTAGTTTACAAAGTTATGTGACTACTACTTATGATAAGTTATATAACTTATTTGGTACACCTTCTTATTCAACAGGTGACCCATATGACAAAGTTCAAACTCAATGGGCAATTGACGGTAAAGTTTATTTTACAGATGAATATGGTGACAAAGATTATGAAACTATTAAGGCGACAGTTTACAATTGGAAAACTGGTGGTACGCCTACAGAAGAATACGAGTGGCACATAGGTGGCACATGTTATGAAGCGGTTGAATTCATTGAGGAAATTCTCAATGGTCAAGTTCAACCAGATTACAATTGGAATGACTAACTATAGGAGGTTTATATGGTAGCGGCAGTTGAAAGTATGGCATATGCAGGAGAAGTTCCTTGGCATGGCCTTGGTACGAAAGTCAGCGATGACTTGAGTCCCAACCAGATAATGGTAAAAGCAGGACTTGATTGGCAAGTCAACAAGGTTCCAACTTATGCAAGAGTTGGTGAAATAGAAGTTCTTACTGGGCAAGAAGCATTGGTAAGAAGTTCTGATAACAAAGTTCTTACTCAAGTTGGTAAGAATTGGCACCCAGTACAAAACGAAGAATCATTTGAATTCTTCTCAGAGTACTGTTTAGCAGGTGACATGAGTATGGAAACTGCTGGTTCATTACGTGATGGTAAAATGGTTTGGGGACTTGCAAAAGTCAAAGAATCATTTGACATTGGTAAAAATGACCAAGTAGATTCATACCTATTGTTTGCAAACCCACATGAATATGGAAAGTCTATTGATATTAGATTTACTCCAATCAGAGTTGTTTGTAATAATACTTTAAGTATGGCATTAGCATCTGTTAAAAACCAGGGTACAAAATTGAATCACAGAAAAGTGTTTGATGCTAACCACGTAAAAGAGACTATGGGTCTTGCAAGTGAAAAGTTTGCTCAATACAAAGATGTGGCACAATTTCTTGCAAGTAAAAACTTTAGTGCGAAAGCATTAGTTCAATACTACAATGAAGTGTTCCCTAGAACTTACCAAGGTAAGAAACCTGTAACAGTTGAAAAGTTTGAAGACTTATCTACTACAGGTCAAGATGCATACTCAGTTCTTGAGACCCAACCGGGTGCAGAAATGGGTGCTGGAACTTGGTGGCAGGCACTTAACTCAGTTACTTATCTTACAGACCACAAGATGGGTAGAGAAGCAGATTCGAGAATGGCATCTGCATGGTTTGGTAGAAACCAAAGTAGAAAGATTAAAGCAGTCGAGAAGGCAGTAGAATACGCCGAAGCGGCATAATCTTTTCAAGTGAGGAAAGTCAACTTAAGGGTTGACTTTTCTTGCATATTTAAGTATAATGTAGTCAAAATAAATGATTAATTGGTTTAAAAAGTTATTTTCAAAACAAGAAGAAGAAGAGAAATGTCCTTATATGGAATACATCGAAGAACAAGATGAACATTATTTGCAAAAACAAAGAGATTCAGAACAAAGCAATAGAACTAGTAAAGCAACTAAAGATAGATGATGCAGACGTAATTGTTTCAATTCGAAAATTACCACCAACTATCTCATTACAAAACACTAAAGGTTATATTGAATTTGATGAACAGTTAGAACATTTAGATATCTACATTAGATATGATGAAGAAAGATTTACAACATTGGCACATGAGTTAATTCATGCACAACAATTATTAATCAAAGGCGAAATAGACGAGCAAGATGCATATGAAAGAGAAACAAAATTTTAACCATATTCCAGTAGAATTAACTGAAATGAATGCTGTAACGACAGATGAAGGTCGTAAGTATCACACACCCGAAGGTATAGACTTACCATCGATTACTACAGTATTATCAATACTCAGTAGAGATAGTATTGCAAAGTGGCGTAAAAGAGTCGGTGAAGTAGAAGCAAATAAGATATCAACTCGTGCGGCGAATCGTGGTACTGCAGTTCATACAGTTTGCGAAAAGTATCTAGACAATGATGCTGATTATTTAGATGGCGTAATGCCAAACAATATAGAAACGTTTCAAAAGATAAGACCTATTCTAGATGAAAACATAAACAATATTCATGCTCAAGAGGCACCACTTTATTCTAATTATCTAGGGGTTGCAGGTAGAGTCGATTGTGTTGCAGAATGGCAGGGCAAACTATCTATTATTGATTTCAAAACAAGTCGTAAGTATAAAAAGAAACAGTGGTGTCATAACTACTTCATGCAAGAATCTGCATATGCGATTATGTGGGAAGAACGAACACAATTACCTATTACTCAACTCGTAACTCTAATTGCAGTTGATGACAGAGACCCTATTGTCTATATTGAACATAGAGATAACTGGGTCACACCACTAAAATCAGTAATTGCTCAATGGAACGAAGAAAACACTAGTGTCAAATTTTAACTATTATAAATAGTAGTTATGACACAATGTTGGGCAGGAACAATGGAAGACGAAGGACACTTCGTCAACTTTTCAATTCTAGAAGATGATACTGTAATCATCACAGAATTTTTCAACTTTACATCAACAATACAGAGATTGCCTCTTGATGAAGCAATAGATAAACAACAGATATTAACAGAGTTCGGATATGCATTCATTTAAAAATAATTTTTTGACAGAAGCAAAATTAAAAGCAGAAGATTATGAAGCGGCAATAGTTATGGGTTTTTATACTGTAACTAAAAGAGTAATGGAATCTACAGAAGATTATGGTATTAAACAACAACTTTACGATAAAATAGAAAATACTCCAAGTGCCAAAAAAACAGGTGAATTAATTGCAACAAAAATACTAAAAGATTACCCACAACTAAAAAATAAAAAAGCAGAAGTATTTGGTAGAACAAAATCTAGTTTAACAGATTTTTGGAAATCATATGATGCTTCTGATACTACACCAAAAACAGATGTAAAAATAGGTGATAAAAACTTTTCAGTTAAAATAGGTTTAGCACAACTAATGTCTGGCGGTAAAGCAGAATCAACTGCAACGTTTCAAGCGGCAGTTAAAAATTCTAATTCAGATTTAGTAAAAAGTCCACAATATAAAAAAACAAATCAAGTATTAGAAGGTTTTGTAAAAAATACATTAGCACCTTCAAAAATTAGACCTTTAATTAAAGCGGGTACAAACAAAGTAGTTAATGCCGCGGAAAAAGCACACAAAGATTGTATGAAAGAACTTGGTAATTTATTTAATCAGTCTAAAGAATTTAAAATAGAATTTGCCAGAGAAGCAATGTCAGGTTATGAAAAATTTGGTAAAAGTAGTCCAGCATCTGCAGACTTAATGTTGGTCTCTACTGCTGACGGTGGAAAAGTAGAAATTCATGATGTTAATGATGATAGTTATTGTGAAAAAATAGCAACTGCAATGAAACTTCAAACAAGGTTTAAAACATCACAACGAACTAAAAAAGAACTTGTATCTCCGACTAATGAAAAAGGTGGAACTGGAGAATATTTTTTCTGGTCAGTAATTTCATTAATAGTAGACTCTATGACAGAAGAATTAGATACAAATGAAAAAGAAACATTAGTTGAATTTAACATATTAAATAAAGTTAAATCATTTGTAAGTAAAACATGGAGTAAAGTTACAAACTTTTTTAAAAAAGGTTTGAGACAACTTACATCTTTTCTTGGTGCGATACCAGATATTAGAGTAAAAAGAAATGTTAAGTTTTAATGAACACATAGCAGAAGTTGAAGAAGGTGTTAATGACCCTGCAATCTTCAAAGCAATCTTTCTTGCTGGTGGACCAGGTAGTGGTAAATCATTTATTGTTGGTAAAACAGGACTTACATCTTTAGGTTTTAAAGTTGTAAATTCTGATACTGCATTTGAACGTGCAATGAATCAAGCAGGTCTAGAAATGAACCCTGATAATATTTTTTCTGTTGGTGGTCAAGATATAAGAACTAAAGCAAAAGAGTTGACTGCAAAACAACAAATGATGTATATGAAAGGCAGACTTGGTTTAGTCATTGATGGTACAGGGCGTGATGCAGATAAAATAATTAGACAGAATGAAAAACTAAAAGAATTAGGTTATTCTACTGCAATGATATTTGTCAACACAGATAAAGAAACTGCTTTACGTAGAAATATGGAAAGAGCAAGAAAACTAGACCCGAAAGAAGTTGCAAAGATGTGGGACAATGTTCAAAGAAACGTTGGTAAATATCAAAGAGCATTTAAAAGTAGATTGACAATAGTTGACAACTCAGATGGAAAAGACTATAATAAAGAAACAACTAGAGCATTTAGAATAATAAAACAATTTGCAGACAAGAAACCTATGAATCCAATTGCACAAAAGTGGATAAAGACTCAGAAAGAAGAGACAAACCCTAGAATACCTAGAAAGAAAGGTCAACCCGCTAACTCTAAAAAACATTCTGATTTATATACAGATGAAAACCCTAAAGGTACAATACATGGATTAGGATTTAAAGACGTTGAAACTGCAAGAGCAAGTGTTAAGAAGATAGAAAACTCTGGTAAAAAACATGCACACAAAATCCAAGCGGCAGTTGCTATGGAACAACGTGCAAAAGAAATGGGTAAATCTGCAGAAGCGGCAATCTATCGTACATATATTAATAAGATGAAAAAGAAAACTAAAGAAAGAAACGAAGACTACATGGAATATCACCCGAAGAACAATAAAAAGTATCGTAAGTTGACACCATTTCAGACAGAATCTTACAAAAGTCTTTTCTTACCAGAAGAAAAGAATACACACATGACACATATAGAAGATAAAGTTTTGTATGGTGGAGTCAAAGGTACAAGAGAGGCAATCAATGCCTTGAGAAGTATACGTGATATGTTAGCAGGTAAATCATCAACTAAGATGTCAGTTAAGTGGGATGGTGCACCAGCAATCTTCTGTGGTGAAGACCCAAGTGATGGTAAGTTCTTTGTTGCTAAGAAAGGTATCTTTGCTAAGAATCCAAAAGTATATAAATCAAATGCTGATATTGATGCTGATACTTCAGGCGATTTAGCAGAGAAACTAAAACTTGCATTGAAGCATTTAAAGAATCTTGGTATTAAAGATGTCATACAAGGAGACTTCTTATACTCAAAACAAGACTTAAGTAAAACTAAAATAGATGGTAAGCAGTATATTACATTTCACCCAAACACAATTGTCTATGCAGTTGAATCAGGTACAGAAGCGGCCAAACGTATTACTAAGTCACAGATTGGTATAGTTTGGCATACAACATATAAAGGTAAAGACTTTGCATCAATGAAAGCATCGTATGGTGTGAAAAAGATACCATCTTCTCCAGCAGTTTGGTCGCAAGATGCAGAACTAAGTGGCGCTGGTGAGGCAACAATGAATGAAAAAGAAACAACAGAAGTTACAGGTTATTTAAGTACTGCTGGTTTTCTTTTTAACAAAGTCGCTGGTGATACACTTCGAGAACTAGAAAAGAATCCAGAACTTGCACAATTAATCGAACAATACAATAATACTTTTGTTAGAGCAGGGCAAATGTTACCAGACAGTAAGAAACATACTGCAAGATTGATACGTTGGATTGAGAATAAATATAAAAAAGAAATGGACAAACGTAAAACTGCAAAAGGAAAACAAACACAACAAGATAAATTAGACACAATTTTAAAGTTCTTTTCACCACAAAATAGAGTTTCGCTTGTCAATATGTTTGATTTACAGAAGAATATAGTTCTCGCAAAACTAAAACTTATAAATAGATTAAACAACATTAGCAATATAGATGCATTTGTAAAAACAAGAAATGGTTATAAAACAACAGGTGCAGAAGGATATGTTGCTATTGATAAGTTAGGTGGTGGTGCAGTTAAGTTAGTTGATAGATTAGAATTTTCTTATAATAACTTTTCTGCTAATATATTGAAAGGATGGGATAAACCGAGGTAAAATGAAATCATTTAAAGAGTTCACAACTACAGACGAAGCAATGACAGTTCAACAAAGGTTGAAGAGGTCTCGTCAATTCAAAAAAATCAAGGCAAAAATCGCAATGGGTCGAAAGAAAGCGGCCCGTAAAATAGCATCACCTGAGAAACTAAAGAAACGTGCATTGAAAAAAGCACGTCTAAAGTTCTTTAAGAAAATAACTAAAGGTCAAGCACCTCAACAAGTATCTCTTGCTCGAAGAAATGAGATTGAGAAAAAACTTGACAAAATGAAAAATAAGATTAAAAAGTTTGCTGTAAAGATTTTACCACAAGTAAGGAAAGATGAGTTAGCAAAGAAAAAGAAATCTAAAGAAGATAAGTAATATATCATGGCAATCAAAAACTTTTCACAATATTTAATTGAAGCAGAAAGAGAGGTATTCTTCACGTTTGGTAGAATGAATCCACCTACTATTGGACATGGTAAAGTACTTGAAAATTTAGCAAAGAAATCTGGTAGAAATGACTATAAAGTTTTTACTTCACAAGTATCTAATCCAAAGAAAGACCCACTATCTTACTCAGATAAAATCAAACATATGCGAAAAATGTTTCCAAAACATGGTAGAAGTATTATCATTAATAAAAAGATAAGAACTGCCTTTGATGCTGTAACAGAACTATATGACCAAGGATATCGTAAAGTAAATATGATTGTTGGTTCTGATAGAGTTAGAGAGTTTGACACACTATTGAAAAAGTATAATGGTGTCAAAGGTAGACATGGTTTCTACAACTTTGAATCAATTAATGTATTGTCTGCAGGTGAACGTGACCCAGATGCTGAAGGAGTTGCTGGTATGTCTGCATCAAAACAAAGAGCAAATGCTCAACAAAATGATTATACTGCATTCTCTCAAGGTGTACCAAGCACAATGAATGATAAAGATACTCGTAAGTTATTTAATGATGTTCGTAAAGGCATGGGACTTAAAGAAGAGAAAAAGTTCAAACGTCATGTTGACCTTGGTAAATTAAACGAACTTCGAGAGAACTACATCAAAGGTAGTCTTTATGAAATAGGCGATACTGTTGTTATCAAAGAATCAGAAGAAGTTGGTGTTATTACAGTATTAGGTTCTAATTATGTTATTATTGAAACAAGTGATAAAAAGAAAGTACGTAAATGGTTAGATGCAATAGAACTTGTTGAAAAGAAACTAACACCAGCAGAACTTAAGAAAAGAGAAGAGATAGCAAAAGCAATTGAAAAAGATAACCCTAAAATGGACATGAGTAAAAAAATGGCAATTGCTACTGCTACTGCTAAACGTGTTGCAGAAAAAATTGTTGATGACGTTGCGACTATCATGGAAAAAGAAAAGGCAAGAGTTGCTCAAGATAAAGATGTCAAAGATAAAGAAGGTTCGCAACCATCTGTTTACTATAAAGGTGTAGCAAAGAAAACGAAAAGTTCTAGAGCATCACATTTTGCTAAACATGGTAAGATGGACGATGATAATCCATCTGCATACAAAGATGCACCTGGAGACAAAAAGGCAAGAAAGAAAGGAACAAAACTTAGTAAACATACGAAATCATACAAACAAATGTTTGGCGATGACTAATAGTATAAATAGAAACATGATATCTTTTAAAGAATATGCAGAAATAGAAGAAAGTTCGACTAAAGGTCTTCAAAACAAGGCATCAAAGTCTGGATTTGCATTTAAAACTTTAAAAAAAGTATTCGATAGAGGTGTTGCCGCATGGAGAACTGGTCATAGACCAGGGACAACTCCAGCACAATGGGGTATGGCAAGAGTTAATGCCTTCATTACTAAGAAAAAGAAAGGTATTAAATTAAATCACGACCAAGATTTAGGTTAGGAGAAAAACATGGCAAGATATATTCAAGTATTAGGAACAGAGGCCGCATGTGGTACATCGACTACTAATGGTAGTAATTTTGGTAAAGCAGGATTAGTTCGCCTTATTAATAGTGGTGGTACTGCAAGATTAGTTACAGTTGAAACTTCTGCTGGAGTGGCAATAGGAACTTTTACACTTGCTGGTAATCAAGAGATATACGTAAGAAAAGGTAAGACAGACGAGATATTTGCGGCAAACGCGGCAGTTCTTGGAGTTTCAGTAGCATTTAGATAGGAGTATCAATGAAGTTCAGAGACATATCTGAAAGAGTTAAAGGTGGTAAGTTAGACCCATTATCTAAAATGGGTAAGTCTAAACTTACGGGTCAAGAAGTTGCAAAGTATTATAAAGATAATCCTAAAGCAAAAATGGCCGCTAAAGACAAGACAGTTAAGAAAGCAATTGAACTTGCACTTGATTTAGGTGGTAATTATACTCTCGCAAGTAAAGAAATAGAAAAACTTAAAAGAGGTCTTTCAAAGATGCCTGTTGTTCAACAAGCACTTAAAACTGCAAACGAAGATATGACAAGCACAACTTCTGTTGCAATGCCAGATGGTATACCACTTGGTAAAGTAAAGAAAACTAAAGTTTTAAAAAGAAAAGACCTTGAAGAGTCTATGGAAGATAAGTTGGGTAAACTATTCAAAACTAGAAATAGAAAAGAGATAGACGGTATTGCAAATCTTATGAACATGACTAGTGTTAAAGTTTTACAGTCAATGCAGAAACAAAATCCAAAAGGTTTCTCAAGAATGGCGATTAAAATGGGTGAACTACCTGCTATGAAAGAATCGATAAATGAAAATACGATGACTTACCGAGTTAAAGGTATACAAAAACCTGAAATGGACAAGTTTAATTCATCTGCAAAGTTAATGAAGTTGAAAGTAGCATTTAAGAAAAAAGGTAATGATACTCTTGTAACTATGAGTGGCAATAAGAAACAGTTAAGAGACTTTGATGCAGTGGCAAGAGGTAAATCATCTTATGGAGACCCGTCTTTAATTGAAGATGCAGTTGAAAGAGCAAAAGAAATGGCAGACTTAAAAGCAAAACATAAAAGAGAAGCAGAACAAGAGAAAGACGAAATACAAAGAACTAAAGATACTGCAACAGAAGATGTACTTGCACAACTAAACTCTCTTGAAGAACAACTTGACTTGTTAGAAAAACAATTTGCACTAAAACCAGGCCAAGACGGTCTTGAACGAAAAATTAGAACCAAATTCAAAAAATCTAGAGCATCGGGTCCAGCAATGGAACATGATGATGTCATGGACATGCTTCAGAAAAAGAAAGACGGTAAACATAAAATAAAAGACCCGAATACTTCTCTTATTGTTAGGTCACTTGCAAGAATAATGAACCAAGATAGAAGAGGTGCCGCTAAGAAAGGCGCCGCTTTTGGTAAAGGTGAACCGAGAGATGAAATGGACGCCCCAAAAATTAAGAAGATAATTGATGTAATCTCAAAAGGAATGACTATTACTAAAAAGGGTAAAAAGATAATGAGAGACCCTAAAGAATTAAACTTGTTTGCAGATTTAGATACTGCAATTAGGGACGATGTTTATGAAGTTATTTTACAAGCAAGTAATGGATTAATATTCAGTTTGATATACGAAGGTTATAAATCAGGTACACCACTTAACGAAGAGTCTGCAACTATGAAGAAGGTTCGTCAAGTAGTTAAGAAAAAATCTATGATGAAAATAGACGGTATGCAACTTGACTTAACAACTGCAAGTATGATAGCATCTGTATATGACAAAGTTAATTCACAGAACAAGAAAAGAATGGACACACTTAAATTACCAGGACTTGTTAATCTTACAATGAAAGTTGCTGGTAAATCAAGAAAAGAGTCAACTGATTTACAAGAAGTCACAAGACAAGAAGTAGATGCAATGAAAAAACTCTCCAAAGACATGCAAAAGGTTTTACAAACTTATCAAAAGATTGCAACTATAGGTGATAAAGAATTAAAAGATACAAGACATAACAAAGACTATAAAAAAGTTTTAGATGCAAGAGACTCAATCCTTAAAATGATTGGAACTCTTAATACTAAAATGTTAATGCAAAAAGAAGCAGTATCACCTAACCAAAAAGCAATATTACAAAGAGTTAAAGAAAGATTCCCTAGATTGGGTAAAGCAGAACAAGAAAAAATTGCTAAGATTGTTAAACCAAAAGGACAAATTGATTCTACACTTTATCTTGCTTTGGGAAATGCCTATGACAAAAGAGATTTAAAAGCATTAAAAACACTTATGACTAATTATGGTAAAAAATATAAAATAGAAGCAGTATCTCCCGCACAACAGGCCGCAATTGCAATCTCTAAGAAAGAACGAGGTGAGAAACCTAAGAATGAATGTGCAGATGAGAAAGACTTTAAACCACATAAAATGTATAAGGGTGATAAAGAAGTCATGGCAAATACATATGCTGACCATATGAAGTTTGGTAAAATGGGTTATACTCATGAGAAACCTAAGTCAGAAGCATTAGATGCCAAAGACAAACCATTTGTCAAAGACTTAGTTAAGAAGTTAAGAGGTGGTTCTAAGACTCATGCAAAACAGGCAGATGATTTAGAAAAGGCAATAAATACAGAATCTATGTCTCGTGCAAAAGCAGATGCAATGAGAGATATGGGTAAACGTAAAGATAAAGACGATGATGGTTACGGTGTTGCAACTAAAGATGACAGAAAGGCCGCAGATAAAAATGTTGTTATGCAAATAAGAAAAGTTACAGATTTACAAAGACCTGCACAAATAGAATTACGAAATGGTAAAAAAGTAATGTTGAAACCAGCAGATGCTAAGATGATGATGAAAAAGTTTGATGCAATTCGTAAACCACAAGACAGACTTAAAGTTCAAACTGCAATGAACGATAAGAAAATGACAGTTCAAGGTCTAAAAAGACTACTCGGAAAATGAAATCATTTAAACAATTCGCTTCTTCAAACGAGTCTTTATGGGCCAATATCCATAAGAAACGAAAAAGTGGTAAGAAGATGAGAAAACCTGGTGAGAAAGGCGCACCTTCGGCCCAAGATTTTAAGAATGCTCGTGGTGAAAATGTAGAAGAAGGACAAATGGTTACTACTGAAATAGATGCAATGAAAAAACTATTTGGTACAATGCAAAAACAATTAATGAACATGCCTAGCAATCAAAGAGTCATACAACTCAATAGAATAGGTAAAATGTATGGTATGTCATTTGATAATACAAAACAAGCAAAAAATAGACTGTACGTAAAAACTAAATAAATACTTTTTGTGAGACATAAATTATTAAATATACATTATTTAGGTGGAAATGGTGGTGAATTCTTAGCATCATATCTACAACGCCATCATGAATTCAATCAACATGAAACTGACAAAATAGATAATATTACTAAATACGAATTTAAAAGAGACAGATTCGACCATCATTCTCATCTTTATTTAGGTTTAGGCACACACAAATGCCTTGTTGATTACAGTCCAAAAGAGTTTTTTGAAGAACTTTGGACAACTTCAAACGATAAGTGGACATTACGAATTGACCACTGTTATGGATATGTAGTACAAGAAGACCAATGGATAAAAGGTTTATACTCAGATTGGAATGTATCGAAGACTATTATTTTAAATACAACAGAACTTAAAGGTTCAAAGTTTTGTCGAGACTTAGCACAAATAAAAGTGTTTGGTAAAGGTACTCACACTATGTCAGAAACTGCGGCATTCAATCAACCAGAAGGAATTGCAATAAATAAACTTACTCCTTTATTACAAGAGTTCGGTTTAAACAATATTGGTGATATCTGGGAAACTCCATTAGAATTTAATTTATTTACTACACAACGATATAAAGACTGGATACCAGAACCCCACGATTGGTTACATATAGACCCAATGAAGTTATTACATACAGAAGATGAAGATGAAAGAGAAGAACAATTAATAAAAATTTTTGATTATTTAGGTTTTGACTACTCAATAGTTGATTTAGGTATGTTATTATGTGAAAAATACATGCAAGACAATAAAAAACTACACAAAAATAAAGGTTTTTCTTAAGTCATACTCAATGTCTAGAAATTAATTTGTATAAATAAAAGTATAAATTTTACTTAAATGGGAAAAAATGGTCGCAAAGGAAACTTCAACCACTCGTTTAGACAGAATCGAAGATAAAATCGATAAACTGTCAGATGCTATCGTTTCATTGGCAAGAGTCGAAGAGAAGATAGTGAGTATTGAAAATCAACTATCGAATGGCCACGACAGAATGAACAATCATGGTGTGAAACTTGATGCTATAGAGGCACAAGTTCAATCAAATGCTCAAACTGTTATGGTAATTCATCGAGTTTTTTGGATAGTAATAGTTTCTTGTGCAACAGTTATAGCAAGTGTAATAAGTAATGCTCTTTGGGGATAAAAATGGCAGACATAAATCAGAATATTAAAAATGCATACAGAAGTATGTACGAACAAAAAGAAGAAGTTCTTGACGAAACAAACAAGAACGATAAGTCAGATGATGGCGATGGGTTAGATGCAGTTCAACCTAAAGCAGTTAAAAAGAAATTTGACGATAGAAAAGACAAAGACATTGATAACGATGGCGATGTTGACTCTTCTGATAAATTCCTTCACAAAAGACGTAAAGCAGTTTCAAAAGCAATGGAAAAAGAAGGCAATGCATTTAGTAAAGCATTAATGGCCGCAAAAGAAAAAGGTGAAAAGAAATTTAAAGTTGGTGATAAAGAATATGATGTTCAATCAGAATTAAACAAACTTCAAAAAGAATCATTTAGTTTAGATGACATTCGTGAAATGTGTCATTCTAAAGACCACGATTGTGCAACTTACGTTGACCACCCAGAGTTTGGACTTGGTAAACCAGTATACGAATCTCATGCAATACCAAACGATGACGGTTCTGTTGACTGGTATGATGTTGAGTTTGCTCATGGTATAGAAAAAGAAGTCCCTGCAGAAGACATGCAAATTCTTCAAACAGAAGCACACAAAGAAAAAGTCCACAAAGACGATGACAAAATGATTAAGAGTCAAAAGAAAAAAATGAAAGAAGAGGACGAAGAAGAAGAAGAACCAAAAATGATGGACTCAGATGAAAACCCAATGAAGAAGAAAAAGAAACCTATGGTACCTGATGCAGACAAACCTAGTGAAGATGATGCAGAAGAAGACAAACCAAAAGTTGGCGTAGAAAAACCTGAAGACAAAAAGAAAAAGAAAACTTCTGGTAATGCTGGTGAAAAAGAAGCAGAAATCTCTAAAATTGGTGAAGGTACAATAAAAGTTGATGACTATGAAGGTTCTAGCGCCGGCGGACGAAATGCAAAAAAACTTGGTATTAAAATTAAAAAAATTAGTTCTAGTCCATTTGGCGGTGACAATGTTCAAATGTCAGGTCCAGATGCTGTACTTATTAAATTCGCTAAGGGAAATTTAGGAGTTAGTGCTAAGGCAAAAACTATTAAAGATGTACAAAAAGAATTGAGTGAGGCCGCACAAGTATCAGACTTTACTAATCTCTTAAACGAACTAATGGCAGTTGATGCTGTTGGTAAGAAGAAAAAAGAGAAAGATGGTTCTGAACCAGAAGAAAAAGGTGAGAACAATCCTGAAGGTGAGACAGACTTTGTAGATGCACATGGTAAAAAAGACGTAGTTGTTGATGGTGAAAAAGCAATAGACGACACTTCTAAAACTGCTAAAGACACTAAACAAGGCAAACATGTCAAACAACAACAAGCAAAAGGCGACTCTAAACCTATTAAATCTACAGAAGCACCTGTTAAAGGTGAAAAAGAACCTAAAGAAGGTGAAGGTAAGAAATCAATTAAAACTGAAAATACTCTTATGGACTTAGCAATTAAGGCATTATCAGGTAAAAATGTACCTGAAATGAGAAAGATAGTTGCTAGTGCTAAAGAAGATAACAGAAATCCTTTTGATGCACGAACTAAAGATGCTAAGTCATTTTTAGAAAGAATGGCAAAAAGAAAGAATGGTGATAAAGGTACAATGGTTAAAGACAATGACCCAAAAGATTTACCTATGCAACCAAAAGAATTACCAAAGACTAAAGGAGAAAAATAATGGCGATTAAACCAGTTGCACCAGGTTGGTGTGAAAATGCAGTACCTACTGCGAACGGTTGGGAAGACCCTGACACAGGCGAACTTTATGTAAGTGCCGGATTTACTACAGAAGAAATAGATTTATTTTTTGGTGCTAAACCTAAAAAAGCACAAGTGTTAACAGAAGCACCTGCTAATAACAAAGGTCTAGACCAAATGAATAAGTTAGAACTTGAATCACTTGCTAGAGAAAAAGGTGTTGAGTTAGATAGAAGAAAATCAAAAGCAACACTACTACAAACTGTAAAAGAACTTTTTAGTTAAGAATTGATATACATAATAGTATATCATGAAGTTAACGAAAGATAATCTATTAGTCTATGCCGCTCAGAATTACTACAATCCAAAGTGTATTGACACAGACGATTTTCTTGAAGATTTAAAACGTTTTAAATACATCAAACGATTACTTAATCGTTACAGAGATAGTGGTGTTCTTTCTGAACGTCTTATACTAAATCATCTTATTGTAATCTTTAATGTCTTTGACATTGAAGCAGGTCTTAATATTCTTGAACTTAAACTAGAACTAGAATACTGGCCAGTTATCAAACCCTTTCTTATTTTTCTTAAAACAATTAAAAACGAAGAGTATACCAACATAGAAATGGATAAAAATGTTGTCGAGAAACTTCGAGAGATATAAATAGACGTATGGGAATTCTAAAATCTGCCGCAGACCTGGTATATACACTTCGATTTTTAAAGTTGTTAACTACACCTTTTGAAAAATTAGGTGCATATGAGATTGGTCTCATCGATAAAGAAGGTAAAGTAGATAAGAAAAAGAAAGAAGAACTTAAATTAACAATGGATGGTAGAATGGAATTGTCAACACATTACACGACATTTCTACGTCTTGTTATTAGACTTAAATCTTTATTAGCAAAAGTCCCTGGTGGTAAATCATTTGTTGCAAGATATGGTGCCGCATTAGCACTTATCAAAGAGCATGGTGAATTATCAGATAAGAATCTTCGCAAGATTCACGAAGCAACTGGTATTGATATACTAGATGTACTTGCAGAAGATACACAATGGTTTATGTTAGAAGACAAACAATTATCTCCTGGTGTCTATAGAATGAAACATGACAGTATGACTTGCATTTATACTGATACACATAAAGATGACCAAATAAGAATTCTTGAAGAAGAATCAACTCCTGTAGATGAAGTTTTAGGACTTGACATATATACTGCAATTCATTTGCATAGTAATCAAAAAATGTATGTGACTACAGGAGATATAACTAAGTGAAGTTTACAACTTACGTCAATCACCAAGAACTAACAGAAGGCACATTCTTGTTTGAACAACAAGTAAATCGTGAACTGAATGAATGTACATACAATGACTGGTGTATGTTATTAGAAGACGAAAAGACACCTTGGTGGCAAGACAAAGGTGAAAAGTTTCAACAAGACTATATTAAAAAGAATCCACAATCTGATACTGCAAAAGCAATGAGGTCTTATCTATCAACTAAAGACACACCCACTACTGATACTAATAAAAGTGTTGATGTCAAAACAAGTTCTGCAGATGCAGATACACCAGACCCGAAAAGATATAACGAACCTCTCAGTAAACACCCAACATTAAAGAAAGCACTTAGTAGTGAAGTAAATCAGATTACAAAAGATTTAGGTGTTGCACGAGACGAACTCGTAAATGCAATCAAAGAAAAAAGTGTCTTCAAAGCAGTTAAGGCAGTTGGTATGGGTGGTGGTAAAGTTGCACTTGATGGTCTTAAAACAGTAGATAGTGCAGTAAACTTTGCCTCAGATAAAGTAGCGGCCACACAAATGGTACAAGGATTACAAAAAGGTACAATAAAAGTTGATGAGTTTCTTAATAAGTACCCTAAATTAAAAACAGTTGCTGGTGTAGGAATAGCAGGATTTTTAACATATCAGTGGTTACAAATGTCATTCTCAGGTAACTTAGATAGTGACTATGACTTATCTAGTATACCAGAAGCAATTGCAGGTAATATAGGATTCACAGAAGTATTGGCAACACCTGCTGGTGTTAAAGGTATGGGTCTACTCGCGGCAGGTATTGCTACAGGTGGTATGTCAACTATTTGGGCAGGTGGTAGAAGAGGTTTGATGATGGCCGCGGCATATACTGGTGCCAAGAAAGCAGGTAATACTAATTTAGCAAATAAATTATTTGGTAAGATGCGACAAATGGTAAAAGGTGATGCTGGAGACTTAGATAATAAAGACAGAGAACCTGAAGAACCAGTAAAAGATAAATAGAACTATGAAGAAATGTAATTGTGAAGACTTACTACAAGAGGCCGCAGAGTATCAAGGTAGAAAAGTTACATTAAATAACCCAACTAGGTCTAGCGATGGCAAGAAAAAGTTCTATGTCTACGTTAAGAACGAGAAAGGTAATGTTGTGAAAGTAGGTTTCGGTGACCCGAATATGGAAATTAAACGTGATGACCCAGGAAGACGAGCATCTTTTCGAGCAAGACACAATTGCGACAATCCTGGTCCTAAATGGAAAGCACGATATTGGTCATGTTATCAGTGGAGAGCAAGTGCAAAAGTTGACAATTAAACTCTAAAATTTTAATTGTATATATAAGAATAGGAGAAAATTATGTTGAGTTTATTAGGTAGTTTATTAGGTTTCGGTGGGTCCATAATCCCAGGTATCTTAGACAGTTTCAAAGAAAAATCAGACCAAAAATTCGAACTCAAAAAGTTAGAAGTCCAAGCAAAAATACAATCAGAACAACTCCAAGTTCAAGCAAAACTCCAAAAAGAATTAGGCAAACAAACACTTAATTTATTCGAAGCACAAGCAAAAGACAAAGAACACGAAAGATTAATTCAACACGATATAGTGTTGCAATCAGGTACAGGATTTATAGGTGGATTAGCGAGGTCAGTACGACCAATCATTACATATGCATTCTTTCTTTTATTCGCAGTTATAGAGGGCACACTTCTATATGGCGCAATACAGGCAGGAACAGACTTTCAAGAAGCGATTAATATATTGTGGGACGAAGATACAAAAGCAATCTTTGCCGCAATAATATCATTCTGGTTTGGGTCTAGAGCAATCGACAAGAATCGTAAAGCAAAAAAATAATCATTGACAATACTTTCTAAGTAGAGTATAATAGTCCACTTTAACTTCACAAACAAGGAGAAGACTTGGACTTAAACATTGACAAAAAAAGAGATAAACTATTAGAAGATTATTCAGTTGGAATGCTGAAAGATTTTTATCTCACAAATTATGAAAAATCACCACAAGAAGGATTTGCACGTGCCAGTTTAGCATGGTCAAAATACGATGGTAAGACAGATAAAGAACTCGCACAAAGACTCTATGATTATGTAAGTAATAAGTGGTTTATGTTTGCAAGTCCTGTTTTATCAAATGCACCCAATGGGCAAGAAAGTAAATCAAAAGGTATGCCAATATCTTGTTTTCTTACTTATGTACCAGACACACTTGAAGGTTTAATTGACCATTCATCTGAACTTAGATGGTTATCTATCATGGGTGGTGGTGTAGGTGGTCATTGGTCAGATGTAAGAACTGTATCTGATATTGCCCCTGGTCCAATACCATTTCTGCATACAGTAGATGCTGATATGATTGCATATCGTCAAGGTAAAACACGTAAAGGTAGTTATGCGGCATACATGAATGTTGACCACCCAGACATTATGGAGTTTCTAAACATTCGTATACCTACTGGTGATGTGCAACGTAAAGCACTAAACATACACAATGCGATTAACATAACAGATAAGTTTATGGAAGCAGTTATGACAAATAGTGATTTTAATTTAATTGACCCAAATGATGGTAGTACAAAAGAAACTGTCAAAGCAAGAAAGTTATGGGAAAGAATACTTGAAATTAGATTTAGAACTGGTGAACCATATTTAAACTTTATTGATACTGCAAACAAAGGTTTACCTCAACCACTGAAAGATGCAGGACTTAAAATACATGGAAGTAATCTATGTAATGAAATACATTTACCTACAAGTGCCGAACGAACTGCAGTCTGTTGTTTATCATCATTAAATCTAGAATACTATGATGAATGGAAAGATACTACAATCGTAAGAGATTTAATACGAATGTTAGATAATGTGCTGGAGTACTTCATACACAATGCACCAGACTCGATTGCTCGTGCAAAGTATTCTGCATCAAGAGAAAGAAGTTTAGGTCTTGGTGCAATGGGATTTCACTCCCTTTTACATAAGCATGGTGTTGCATGGGAATCTGAACTTGCAAAAGATATTAACGACCAAGTATTTAAGTTCATTCATGATGAAGCACATGCAGAAACAGAGCAACTTGCAGAAGAACGTGGTGCATATTTAGATGGACCAAAGAGTGGTAAAAGAAACTCTCATTTACTTGCGATTGCCCCAAATGCATCTAGTGGTGTTATTCTTGGAACAAGTCCTTCAATAGAACCACTTAAAGCAAATGCATACACACACAGAACTCGTGCTGGTAGTTTTCTTGTCAAGAACAAATATCTAGAAGAACTACTTGAAACAAAAGAAATGAATAATGATAGCATTTGGAGTTCTATCATTACGAATAAGGGGTCTGTTCAGCATCTTTCGTTTCTTACAGAAGGTGAAAAAAGTATATATAAAACAGCAGATGAATTAGACCAAAACTGGGTAGTTCGTCATGCAGGAGATAGGCAACAGTATATCTGTCAAGGACAGTCTGTTAACTTATTCTTTCCTGGTACAGCAGATAAATCATATGTGAACAAAGTCCACTTACGTGCATGGAGTTCAGGTCTGAAAGGATTATATTATTTGCGAACAGAAGCAAAGTCTCGTGCTGAGAATGTTTCTGAAAAAGTAGAGAGAGTCGCACTCCAAAGTGACACAAGTACAATTGTCTATTCAAAACCCAATTGTCCTTTCTGTCAACTTGCAAAAGAAGAACTGAAACTTCGTGGTATACCATACGATGAGATTAATCTTGAAGAGATTGGTAAAACTGCAAGAGAAGTAACGGGTCGAAAAGGTGTTAAAACAGTTCCACAAATATATTTACAAGGTGAATATGTGGGTGGTTATGATGAACTTATGGAACTATTTGACAAAACAGAAACAGAAGACTCGGAAGAGTGTAAAGCATGTGAAGGATAACAATGGCATTATTAGAATTTTCAAAAACATACAAACCTTTCATCTACCCATGGGCAGTTGAACTAACCAAAAAACACGAGGAAATACATTGGATAGAAGACGAAGCGGAACTGTCAGAAGACGTACAGGATTGGAGAACCAAACTCAGCGAAGACGAAAAATTATTCATTACTCAAGTACTAAGACTTTTCACCCAAAGTGATGTCCAAGTAGGTGAAAACTATCACGAACTGTTAATACCAAAGTTCAAGAATAACGAAGTAAGAAATATGTTATCTTCTTTTGCAAACAGAGAAGGTGTTCATCAACGTGCATATGCATTACTTAATGATACTCTTGGTTTACCAGACGAAGACTTTAGTGCATTTCTAGAATACAAAGAAATGGCAGATAAGATTGACTTTATGAAAGATGGTGATATTTCAACTCACACAGGTTTAGCATTAGCACTTGCACAATCAGTATTCAATGAAGGTCTTTCTGTCTTTGCATCGTTTGTCATGTTATTAAACTTTCAACGTTATGGTAAAATGAAAGGTATGGGAACAATTGTTGAGTGGTCAATTCGTGACGAAACTTTACACGTGCAAGGTAATGCAAAACTATTTCGAGATTTTTGTGGTGAACACACACGTATAGTCACAGATGAACTTAAATCTAAAATCTACAAGATTGCAAAAGATGTTGTTAAGTTAGAAGACAAGTTTATTGACCTTGCATACAACGACCACGAAATAGAAGGTCTTAAGAAAGAAGATGTCAAACAATACATAAGACATATTGCAGACCGAAGACTTCTTCAACTTGGTATGAAACCAAACTTCAATGCAAAAGACAATCCACTCCCGTGGTTAGATTGGGTACTCAATGGTGCATCACATGATAACTTCTTTGAGAAAAGAGTTACAGAGTATTCTGTCAATGGTCTTGAAGGTGAGTGGGGTTGGGAAAGTGTTGACACACCTCAATCATTAGAACGTATCGAAGATAAATTAGATGAAGCAATAGCAAATGTAGGTTGTTAGTTTGTTAGACTCGATAGAAAGAGAATACGAAATAAGATGTGACGTGTGTGGTGTCGATACACATGTTATCGTTGAAGAAGGAGAAAACGAAGAACCTGTTTTTTGCCCAATGTGTGGTGCAGATGCTATCGTAACTGAACTGTTAAATTAAGTCTAAATAGTTCACGATGAAATTAAATCTTGATACTATATTTACAGATACAGAATTTAAAGAATTAAAAGAGTTGTCTAAAACTCTAGAATACAAACCCATAGTACCAAAGAATAGTATTCACATATACAAATATTTAATTTCAATTTTTAAAACTGCATCTAATATACCAAATAAATTTACAGATAAAATAAAAAAACATTTTAAAATAGATTTAAATTTACAATCTTGGTATTTTATAGAATATCAAGAAGGTGCTCTTGCAACTCCACATAAACACGAAGATGCATTTAGTCTTATTTCAACAACAACATTAATATCTGAACCAAATGAATTTAAAGGTGGCGACTTTTATATTAATGAATATGCTAATTCAGAATCTCCATATCAAAGGCAAAAAATTAAAATAAAAGCAAATGAAACTCTTTTAATACCAGGTGATGCATTACATTCTGTAACAGAAGTTACAGACGGAGTAAGATTAGCACTAATTACATGGTGGGGTAATGATGAATCTAGAGTTCAGGCACTACATGATAAAGAATAAATAAATAGAATTATGTGGTATTATAATGATGAACCATTCGATATGAATGAAGAAGAACTTGAAAACTATCAAGGTTTCGTCTACGAAGTAACAGAACTTGAAACTGGTATGAAATATATCGGTAAGAAATTCTTTTGGAAAAAGAAAGTTTTACCTAAAAATAAATCAAGAAAACGTAAAGTTATTACTAGAGTCCAATCTGATTGGAAAATTTATCATGGTTCGTCTGCAGAAGTTAAACAACTTGTCGAACAAGGATTTCATTTTGACAGAAAAATATTACAATTATGTCGAACAAAAGGCGAGTGTTCTTACTATGAAACAAAACTTCAATTTGAAAATGACGTTCTATTAAGAAACGATTACTTCAATGAGTTTATTGGGTGTAAGATACATTCTAAATTTATAAAAGAAATGAAAAATGATTATTTCAAGAGAACTAATAAATCCTAATATCATCATAAATGGCACATCATATGAAAAAATATGCCATAGAATCAACAAGTTCAAACATATGTATCTTGATAAAGGTATAAAAAAGAATGATAGTATTAGTGTCACAACATTAAATTGTCCAAATGATTACTATGCGGCCTTGTTTGCGGCATGGGAACTTGGATTTAAAGTTATTACTTGCTCAGATAGAATATTAAAAACAAGAAAAGATGCAAAACATATGTTAGATGCTGTTCAATATATGATTACTATTCACAGTAAGTATTTTCGTGGTTATCAAGAATTTTGTGTACATGATTTAAATAAACCATTAGACCCAAACAATTCAGGTGGTCTGACTCGTATGGATTTAAAAGATGGTCTCTATGCCGATGTAATAAATTTATATAATCATTGGGAAAACGAACAAGGCACAAACAATGTTATGTTGATGGACGATGTTGCACCATATCCCGGTACACCTATCCAACCCTGGGAAGTAAGTGAAGATTCGTATGCAGTTATGTCTATTGACCCATGTATGGACATAAAAGAAATTGATGAATGGTGGCACCCTGATTACTTTACACATAAACAAATTATCGAATCTACAAAACAATATCCATTTCCTTATAAAAATTGTGCAATGTCTAGACCAATTCATCACAATAGATGTATTGATTACTACTTTTTACCAGCACTAATGAATTGTGAAGAAATATTTAATATTACTTTGATGGACCATACTGAACGCCCCGAAGAAGCACCTGTTTATGAATACATTACAGACTATGCAGTTAAGGCAGTTCGTGAACATGAAATAGAGAGAATACTATTTCCTGACTCAGAATCACTTGAGTTTTTTAAAAGTAAAATTACAGAACCTTTTACACACAAAATTGTATATGATGTCGGAAAACAAAATTAGTCGTAACATTATCAATGACGAAATAAACTTTGATGCCAATAAATCAAAAGCAGAACTTGTTTATGAAATAAGACAATGGAAAATGTTACTCAAAGAGAACTACAATGTTCGCAAAGGAGAAACAATTGCTATTGGTATTCTAGATGTAAATCATTTACATTTAACATCTATTATTGCATGTGCCGAGTTAGGTTTAAAAATATTTTTGATTGATGCGCCTGCAACCAAAGAGTCTTTACCTTATACTAAACTCGCACTTCATGGTCCTGTCGATTATTTAATTCATAATGCTTTTAAAGGCGATGAACTTTATGGTGGTTTGCATGGTAAAATGATTCGTGAATATAGTAAAGAACTAATTGATGCACGAGAACTTAAATTAAAAGTACCGACAGGTATGGACTACATTAGTGAAGTATCAGAAGATGATGTATTTTTAATTAGTTCTACATCTGGTTCTACTAAACCTTCTCGTAAAATTGAATTCACACATAAAGAAGTATATGCAATAGCAAAAAGAAATATAGATATTTTTAAATTAAAACCAGATACTAAAATATTACATAGTAAAAATATGCACCATGTTAGTGCAATGTTATGTACACTATTGCCGTCACTTATGGTAGTTAAAAAACATAGGTCGTTTACAATGGCAGAGTTTACTGAATGGCAAGTCAAAGGTCTTAATTTAATTAACTTTAATCACGTAATGATACCAAATGAAAAAATGCTAGATTGGTTTATTGAATTCTTTGATAAAAATGGTGGACTACAAAAAGGTACAATATTAGTTATGTGTGGATTTACAATGACACAAAAACATATAGACATGTGTAAAGAGTATGACATCGAATTTATTTCACACTATGGTAGTGTAGATACAGCAATTCCATTACTAGTAAACTACATAAGTGGTAATTCTGAATGCATACCAGACTCTCTAGGAGTCTCACCAGACGATTTTTACGACATAGATGTATCATCTACTGGGCATGTTTCTGTCAACAACTCCATGTGGACTCAGAAACGTGACATGGATGATATTCTAGAAATAGTCAATAGTCAATACATATTAAAAGGTAGAATCGAAACTATTCACTTAGATGACCTAATTAAGTCATGTCCAGAACCTATAGATTTAAGTTTATTTGATTACGATACTAAGATTAATATGGAACAACTTCGTGGACATATAAAAAATGTGAAAAAAAGACTTGACAATACTTGATTCACTTGTTATAATAACAACATAAATTAATTAATTAGAGAGGTAAAAATGATTAATGTTTTAACAAAAAGAGAGTATACAGGTCAGAACTTTGATATCTTACTCGCAAGTGGGGCCGAAGAAGGTGACAAGTTCGGTACATTCAAACAAATGCTTAAAGTAAAAGATAGTAATGGCAAAACAATTGCTGGTAAATATCTTAAAGGTGCTAAAGCATTTGCTACTCTTATGATGATGAGAGAAAAAGAAGATGCTGATGGTAAAGTGACAAAAGTGCCTTACTACTTTAAAGTGTTTTCTTACAATGAAATTCTTGAAGTTTACAAGAACAACGTTATTGCTCAGTCTCAAGAAATTAAAGAGGCCGCATAATGGCAATGCAACAAGTAGATAAAAATTTCTTAGATGACGTGTACGATACTTTAATGAAAAATACACAGTACAAAGTTAGAGATTTTACAAAATACAAAGATGTTTATGTAGATAGAGAAAAAGGTTACATAAAAATTGGCAAAAGAAAATTAATTTTAGTTGACGAGGTTGCCTAGTGCGAGGCACCGGAGGTTATAAAAGAGGTACTCTTCTACAAGAGTACTTCTTAAACCCACACTTTAAACCCACCGAAAAAGAACAAAAAGAATTAGACGAGTTCTTCAAAACACTTGACAATTCTTGTAAAACCAAGTATAATAATAACTTAACTAATAGAGAGGTATAAATGATAGAGTTAAAAAATTACGTAGAACTAGAGCATATAGCGACTGGTTATCCTGTAACGATTGCACTTAACAGTAAAGAGTGTCAATTGTTTGCATCGTCTGACACGAAATGTTATGACTTAGCATGTCAATCTGTAGAAAACAGAATGCAGTTAAATGGTGATATTCAAGAGAATGAAAGTTTACTTGAAAATTATTTTATTGAAAACATAAGAATTGAAAATGAGTAATATTAGAAGCGAACCATATTGGTCTGGTGACCACTCAGAAGAATACTTATCTGATTTAGATGCATTTGCTAGATTAATGTATGCAAATAATTGTGCTGAAAGAAGGGCACATGGTGAGAAAGAATATTCATCTTTTATAAAATATGTCGAACAACAAGCAGACTTCATTCAAACAAAGTTTGATATGGAGTGTTGCGATAGTGATGGTCAACTAATCACAGATATGCCTGGGGTTTCTCAGGAAAATAAGAGCATTCTTTTAGATGCTTTTAAATCATAACTAAATAGTTGAATTGGTGAAATTACTCTCGTAAAGAGAGTGATTTTTATATATAACTTTATAGGATATAATTATGGAATTAGAACTATTTGAAATTTTTGAACGTTTTGAAAAGATAAAGAGTAAGAACGAAAGAGTTAAATTTTTACAAGACAACTCTATACCAGCATTGAAAGATGTGGTTAGAGGTTGTTACGATAGTACTCTTGTATTTTTACTACCTGCAGGTACTCCACCATATACACCCAATAGACCAGAAAGTACGCCATCTTCATTAAGAAGATTGCATAGACAATTTGGTGATTTTGTACGTGGTAGAAAATCTCAAGGTATACCTCAATTCAAAATAGAACGAAGATTCGTACAGTTACTAGAATCTATTCATGCCGAAGATGCAGAGATTGTTATTAAAATGATAAACAAAGAACAACCCTGCAAATATCTTACAGAGGGTCTTGCGAAAGAGGCATTCCCCGGTTTGATTAAAGGTTCTGGGTTTGATGCATAAGTAGGGAACTTTAAAGAACTTGACTCCCAGTTTCGTTATGACACTTAAGGAGGGCAATGTATGACATTGGCACAAGTAGAACGTTTAAGGAAAGATGAAAGAGAATTAGATAATAGAATTTATCGATTGAAAAAACAAGGTAAAGATAATCTAGTCCGAAAACTAACGTTGAAACGTGGATTCCTTAAGCAATCTATATGTGATTCTTATAACGAAACACAATAGGGGGTGGTCTTATCTCGTAGGGGGGAGTTCCCCCTTACGTTAATTATAAATAATATATTATGATAACATATGAATTTTACAACACTAAAACAGAAGAGACAGAAGAACATCGAATGTCTTATAAAGACTTAGATAAATTTAAAGCAGACAATCCACACCTTGAAAAAAGAATATCTGCACCATCTACAATATCACAAGCAGGGTCTACGTTAAGTAGAACGAGTAGTGATTGGAAAGATTTACTTGGTAAGATAAAAAAAGGTGCTGGTGGTAATAGTGAAGTAGCAGTAAAACATGGACTCTCAAAAAGAAATACAATTCACGATTGATGATATAGGTGGTGAAGTTGTCAAAGACAATGAAATCTATTTACTCAAAGATAATAAAACTCTTAACAATCTTGTTTTGAGTTCAACATTACTTCGTGCAAATAAACAAACAACAGGACATAATCATTCTGGTCAAGAAGAAGTTTATTTATTTGTGAAAGGAACAGGTTTTATGACAGTTGATAATCAGGAAATCGATGTCAAACCAGGGACAGTAGTTTTGATTCCTGACGGTGCTTTTCACCGAGTTTATAATGATACCGAAGAAGACTTATATTTTGTTTGTGTCTTTGATGGTAAACGTAACCATTAATGCACATATACCCGCACATGACATTTGATTCACTAAAAAAACATCTTCAAGAAGGTAATGTAATTATTACCTATAAAAGTTTGTCTAGTGATAAAATATTTACTAAAACTTGTACTCTTCAACATACTGAACAGAGAATTAAAATAAATCAAAGAGAAAGTAATAAGATAGTAGTTTGGTTAGTAGATGATAATAAATTTGAAGACATTGAATTGTCTAGCATAGATGAAATTAAAATCGATTGATATAAAACCCATAACTAAACATCAAGAAGAAACATTTTCTGCATGGAATGTTGGAGATAATTTAGTCTTAAATGGTAGTGCTGGTACAGGTAAAACATTTATGTCTTTATATCTTGGACTAAATGAAGTCTTTGGTAAGTCAAATCATAAGAAACTTGTTATCATAAGAAGTGTTGTACCAACAAGAGACTTAGGGTTTTTACCAGGAACAGTAGAAGAAAAGTTATCTGCATTCGAAACACCTTATCAACAAATGTGTACAGAATTATTTAAAGATAAAAACTCTTATGAAACACTTAAGACTAAGCACCAGATAGAGTTTCTATCAACATCTTATATTCGTGGTACCACGTTTAATGATTCTATTCTTATAATAGATGAATGTCAGAACTTGACATTTCATGAATTAGATAGTATAATCACACGAGTTGGTCATAATTGTCGAATTATATTTTGTGGTGATTACTATCAAAGTGATTTTAAACAAGCAAAAGATAAAGCAGGCATTATTGAGTTTATTAATATAATTGAACATCTAAACAGTTTTTCGGTTATAGAGTTTGATTGGAAAGATATAGTTCGTTCTGATTTTGTACGTGACTATATTATGACAAAAGAAATGTTGGAGAAAAAATGAAGATAGTAATGAAATTGATTGAATGGGTATTGACTTGTTGGCGAAGTGTCATGGACAATCGATACAATCCACTAAGTTATATTAAAGACCCAAGTATTCAAAGTTATTTTACATTAGCATTGTTTGTAATGTGGTCTTGTTATTTTGGAATAATTGCAATTGTCTGGTTAGACTGGCAAAATTATAATATTGTCACTTCAATCATAATACATATTGCAGTTCTTGTTCCTATTATGATAACAAACTATGTATTTAAAGAAGCAAAAGATGGTAATATGAAATGACAGAATTTACAACTGGTATTCAAGGTGCATTTAATAGTCTTCTTAAGAAGTCTAGTTTAACGTTAGCACTAATTTATACTGCTGGTCATGTCATTATTGCAATGACAGTGGTATCTGTAATGACAGGTGCAAGTTTATGGGAAGCAGGTGTAGTTGCACTTGTCGAACCAGCAATCAATGGTGTTTGGTTTTATGTTTTACATTCAACATGGAAAAGATTACAATGAGAATAGGTTTTACTTGCAGTACGTTTGATTTACTTCATGCTGGTCATGTACAAATGCTTCGTGATGCAAAAGAGCAATGTGACTATTTAATCGTTGCACTCCAGATGGACCCAAGCGTTGACAGAGCAGAAAAGAATGCACCGATACAAACCATCGTTGAAAGATATACTCAGTTAAAAGGTATTAAATACGTTGATGAAATTATCCCATATGCAACAGAGAAAGATTTAGAAGACTTGTTAAGTCTATATACAATAGACGTAAGAATACTCGGCGAAGAGTATAGAGATAAACCATTTACTGGTAGAGATATCTGTAGAAAACGAGATATAGAATTGTATTTTAATAATCGTGACCACAGATTTTCTACAAGTGATTTAAGAAGGAGAGTTTGTGAAACTTAGCAAAAACTTTAGTCTTGAAGAACTAATAAGAAGTGCTACAGCAAAAAAGTTAGGTATTAATAATATGCCTATTAATAGCGAACATTATGATAATTTGCAAGTCGTAGTTGATGAAATTGCACAACCACTGAGAGACCACTTTGGCAAACCAGTAAGAATCAATAGTGGTTATAGGTCATTAGCACTAAACGAAGCAATTGGTGGTTCAACAAAATCACAACACAGTAAAGGTGAAGCACTTGATTTAGAAATAGATGGTGTGTCTAACTTAGAAGTCGCAGATTGGATTACAGATAATTGTGAGTATGACCAAGTCATTTTAGAATTCTTTAATCCAGCAGATGGACCAAATAGTGGGTGGGTACATGCCTCATGTAAAGCAGACTTATCGCAAAATAGAAAAAGAAATTTGATTGCATTAAAAGATGGCAAGAAAACAATTTATCAGGTAGCAAAAGAATTTATTATCAACAATTAATTATGAGTAAAAAACAATATACATACAGAGACGCCACTCCAGAAGAACAAGCAAGATGGCAAAAGAATGACCGAGATTGGTGGGCGGACAATGCACTTAAGTTTGTAATCTATGCATCAATTTTACAAGTAGGAACAATACTTTTCATGGGTCTGAACTTCTATTTAATTTCTTTAGTTACTTGACATTCCATGTAGTATTTGTTATAATACTTACATGCTGAACAAAGACCCTTACAACAAAGTTATTCTTACTGATTGTGATGGTGTTCTCTTAAATTGGGGATATGCTTTTAGTATCTACATGCAACAACAAGGTGAAGAAAAACGACAAGAAGGTTGGGGTTCTTACAATGTTGCAGATAACTTTTACATTAGTAAACAAGAAGCAAAACAACACATTAGAACATTTAATCAGTCTGCCGCAATAGGTTTCTTACCAGCATTACGTGATGCCGCACATTGGGTACCAAAAATTCACAAAGAACTTGGGTATGTATTTCATTGTATCACTTCTTTATCAAAAGATTATTCTGCTCAACAATTACGTAAACAAAACTTAGAAAAGATTTTTGGCGATACTTGTTTTGAAAAGATTATTTGTTTAGATACTGGTGAAGACAAAGATAGAATTCTAACAGAATATCAAGATAGTGGTTATCTATGGATTGAAGACAAAGTTGACAATGCTGAATGTGGTCTGAAATATGGTTTAGACTCAGTACTGTTTGAACATGGGTTCAATATGGATAACGAACAATTCAAAAAATATCCCACCTGGAAATCTATCTACGAAGATTTAGCATCTGCATAAATAGTTCTTTTATAAGGAGTAATTATGGCAGAAGATACTTTAAATATAGTGCAAAAGAAAGTTGCAGTTGAATTAGAAATCGACCCAACTTTAAAATCACCAAAAGTTAATAAATATCAATGGTTGATAGATTTAGCAGATGCGGTTGATGCATGGAGAATCTTTCCTCGTCTTTTTATCACTACTTATATCGTTCTATTGTATAAATCAACTGTTTGGTTTATGACTTTACCCGAACCCAATACTGCTCAAGCAGGTTTAATATCTGTTGTTGTCGGTGCTGGTGCCGCTTGGTTTGGTCTCTACGCTGGAACTGGTAGTCGTGGTGGAAAAATGACAGTAGGAAAATGAGATACGTAGGTTATTCAAACCAGTTTCATGATGCTGGACTATCAATCATTGAAGAAGATGGTTCAGTATCGTTTGCATCACATTCAGAAAGATATTCAAAAATAAAATACGACCCTAGAATAGCATTTGAATTAATGGAACTCATTAAAGATGATGATGTTGTTACATTTTATGAAGATACATCAATAAGAAGCAAGATGCACAATCTTCGTAAAGAGATATTTCCTGATGATTTAAATAAAATGAGTGAAAGTTTAACTCGTGGTGGAATAATTGGATATTTTCCAGAAGAAGATGAAGGAACATTTGATAAGTGTCATATGCATCATGAGTCACACGTTGCACAAGGTTTATATACTTGCCCATGGAAAACAAATGATGATATAGTTATGGTATCAATTGATGGTGCTGGAGAAGAACAAACATCTGTAATCTATGACTCTAATTTTAATGTCATAGATGATGTTCATGACCCACAATCTATTGGCAAAATTTATAGTTATACAACTAAAATATTAGGTTACAAACCACTAGAACACGAATACATTGTTATGGGTTTATCTGCATATGCAGAACCTGATAAAAATCTAGTGAAATTTTTTACAGATTATTATGAATCGTATAGTCAATATACCAGAGAAGAATTTTTAAGATTAAAATATACTTTAGACACAAGTAACCCAGAACGAAAAAAATCAAGTATGGGATTTCTATATCATAGATATCCAACAATGATTGCTGATTTAGAAAAAAGATTTATAAAAAAACTTTGGAAAGTAAAACAAACACATGATGCAAAAGTCATTGCGGCATCAGTTCAAGAATTTGCAGAAAACAAAATATTAGAAATTATGCAAACTGCAAGAAAGCACGGAAGTAAATTAATTTATTCTGGTGGTGTCGCACAGAATATTGTTGCGAATTCAAAGATAAGAGATATGTTTGATGATATGCATATTGCAATTTCACCTAATGATTCAGGTAGTTCTTTAGGGTGTGCCGCAAAAACATGGGCAGAAGAAACAGGTGGGACTAGATTAAAATGGTCACCATATCTTGGATATAATATAAAAAATAAAATTAATCCAAAAGAAGTAGTTGATTACTTATTATCAAAACGAGTCTGTGGTATTGCAAATGGTAAAGCAGAGTTTGGACCAAGAGCATTGGGTAATCGAAGTCTCATTGCAGATGTAAGATATGATGTCAAAGATACAGTAAACGATATAAAGAAACGAGAAAGATTTAGACCATTTGCACCAGCAATACTAGAAGAATATGCAGATGATTACTTTGATGGATATAAGAACGAGTACATGCAATACACTTGTAAAGCAAAACATGATTACAATTCTGTTATTCATATTGATGGTACTTCTAGATGTCAAGTGGTAAAGAAAGATTGCCAAAGTGTACTCAGACAAATACTAGAAGAGTACTATGAACGAACAGGTGTGCCAATGCTACTTAATACTTCGTTAAATATTAAAGGTCAACCTATGTTAAATGATGAACAAGATGTTAAAGACTGGCAAAGTGAATACAACGTGAGAATATTTTGAAACAATTTAAATGGAGAGGCACCTGGGGTGTTGGTGATGTTTGTATGGCATTAAATGTTGCACATAATTATTCTCGTACACACGATGTCTTAGTCGAATTAGAAATGCACTGGAATCATGACGAAGATTACAAAGAGCATGAATGTGACCCAGAAACTATTGTTGAAAGAATGTCTTGGTTACATAAACAGTATTATCAAAATGACAGAGTAAAAGTTTCTCATGTTTTCAATACAAGTTTATTCAAGTACGATATACCATATACACAAGACTATCAATCAAAAACACGATGGATATTTCCTGACAATAGACCTAACGTAGATATCGGACCATATCGTGATTGGGTATATAAAGAATTACCAGAACCAACTTTTAACAAAGACTTTGCAGTTATCTGGACACCAAGACATAATAGTGAACCACCAAAAGTCTGGAAAAGACAATTAACTAAAGCAGACTGGAATCATGTTGTAACAGAACTAGATAAATTAAGTCACGTGACAGAACTTACCTATCGAACACCAGTAGCAGAAGCATTTAGATTAATAAAAGATGCTGACTATATTATAAGTTACGAAGGCATGTGGCATGGTATTGCAAGAAATTTTGCAAAAGCAATCGCAATACAATCGCCAGAAAAAGTCACATTTTCAAATACACCACAAGTAAAACTCTTATCAAGCAGACCAAAGTTTTTAGAGTGGTTTAACTCAGACTTACCAACAAGAATAACTGGTGTGCAAGATAGAGCAAAAAAATATCATAAGACATTAGTAAAGTATTATGAAGATTGATAGAGCAGTAATAGAAGTAAATGGTGGGTGTAATTACTCATGTTCTATGTGTCCACAAGATATGCGAACTGGTGGACGTGACAAAAGATTTTTACAAAAAATGACTCTTATAGAGTTTGAAGATAATGTCAGAGATTGTGCAAAACATGGACTCAATGTTGTCAACTTAGAAGGTAGTGGTGAACCCACATTGAATGCGAACTTAGATGAATATATAAAAATAGTAAAGAAATACAATGCAAAAGCATTTTGTTTTTCAAATGGATATCGAATGTTCGGTAGATTCATGAAAAGATGTGTTGATGCTGGATTAGATTTCTATCGATTTTCTTTTATTGGACACAATCAAGAGCAATATAGAAAATGGATGTATAATAGAATACAAGAGAAAACACCACCACATTTCAGTAACTTTGATATGATATGTGAAAACATAATGCGAATGCAAGATTACGTAGAAGAATCAGGAAGCAATTGTGTTGTCGCAACTTATCATTTGATTACTGATAATGATAATCAAGAAGAAGAACTTGAAGGATATAAAGAACTTGTTAAAAAACTCGGTGTAAAAAGTGAGATATGGAGAATGCATAACTGGAGTGGTGTATATGATAATAAAGATAAACGAACAGGTAAGATTAAAACTTGTGGTCGTCCTTTTAGTCCTGATGTCGTTATACGTGCTGGCGGTTTAGACGGAAAGAAAGGTGCTGTTGCACCATGTTGTCAAGTTTTAGGTAGAGACGAAGAAGCAGTTTTAGGACATACAAGTGAAAACACTATAGAAGAAATATGGAATGGACCAGCATATACAGAATTAAGAAGTAATCATACTTCTGGTAATTACCCTGATTATTGCAAGTCATGTGATTTTTTATTAGATGACCCCGAAGTATTAGTTTGGACTAACCACGAAAGAGATTTATATAAAATGCATGGTACGGAGTTTGATTTAAATGAATATAGATGATAACATTTGGATGATTCAGAATCCAAAAGACAAAGTTTCAAAATATTATACTGATTTAGTTTTACCTAGTTGGGATAAATTTGGATATTATGTTAATATGTTTGATTGTGTATGGAGTGATACACTACATGAATACGACTATTTAACATTTGATAAGTATGAAGTGCTGAACAAATATGATAAAGCACTACTAAGTCGACCTCTATATAAATCAGAAAAAGCAACTTGGTATAGTCATTCATTATTATGGATTAAATGTGCAATGGAAAATAAAGATATTGCGATTATTGAACATGATGTAGAATGTGTTGCCCCATTAGACTTTGAAAAACGTGGATTAAATGTATTTGGTAATTATGATAATGAATCAGAATGGAAACATTATGCTAACAGATTTACTTTACACCCATATTGGGGACATCGAAATAAATTAGTTCCTTTTACTCATGCATATACACTAACACCTAAAATAGCAACAGAATTATTAACAATGCTTCAACCTGTAGTTTTTAAAGGGTTTGCAGATGATTTACTATTAAAATATAAATTAGAAAAAGAGTGTGATAATTCGCTTGACAAAGTAAAAGAATCCGTGTATAATTACACGAAACCAATTATTAATCATAAAGTTGGGAATACAATTGACCACGGACAAGGGGGATTTTAATTATGGATAGAATGATATTTCAAGTCGCAGTAGGACCACAATCAAAATTATACGAGCATTGTATTGAGTCTGTTCGTCAATATTGTCTTAAACATGACATTACACATTTTGTTTTTGATTCACCTAAACTGTTTATTAAACCTGACCCATTCACATCAGGTCGAAGTGAAGAATCTTATATGAAATATGGTGGATTCTTACCAATTTATGAAAAAGAAAATGCATTTGAATACATTGATGACTTTGACCAAATTGCTATTGTTGATGCTGACATTTATATTAGACCAGATTCACCCAATATCTTTGATGAAGTAAGTGAAGATGCGGCCTTTGGTGCTGTAATAGAACGAGATATGCCTATTGATGACTGGTATAAAAGAAAGATAATTAATTATTCACAAATGCAATATGGACAATTGCATTGTAATGAATTAGACTTTAGACCAAATGAATTAGGGTTTGAGTTTTGTAATATGGGTATGATAGTATTGAATTCAACAAAGTTTAAACCATACTTACAAGGGCAATCACCAAAAGACTTTCTTATGAGAACTGAGTTTAAAGATTTTGTTGATGGTGTGGGTGCATGGAAATGGTCAACTGACCAAACATTACTTAACTACTTTGTTAAAAAGTATCGCATACCTTTACAAAAGATGCATTGGAAATGGAATGGTTTATTTACTGCAAACAATCAAATAGATGAATGTCATTTTGTACATTTCTTTTTAAAAGACAAACTACCAAACAAAGGCGAGAACGTTGAAGAGTTAATGAATGCAATCAATTAATTTTACAATGCTGGCACCATCTGGTGCAGGTGGGGCATACTTTACTGAATTATTAGATGATAATTGGTCAGTAGAAGGAACACAAAATAAAGATAACAATAGATGTTCGAAAACAAATGAATATGCTGGTAGTCCCAATTCTTTTCGAATTGATGATTACAAACTTCATGTAAAGTTTAGTGACTTTCCTAATTGGAATGAAAACACGATTTTACTTGGTAAAAGATTTTCACCTATAGAGTTTTTTAAAAATCATTGTGAGTGTCCAATAACTTATATAATTAATCCAACTGGACAAAAAGACTATATTGATGATTTAGTATTTTTTAAAAAAGTAACTGCAAACTCTTGTTATCATATGACTCCATATTTTATGATGATGATGTTAAATAGAAATCAACGAGCATATGAAAAAATATTTTGGAGTGTACCAAGCAATCAAGAAAAGATTCAATCATGGAATAATTTTCAACGAATGGTAAAATCTATTTCAGAATTTCTTGACCCACTATCGACAGTAGGATTAAAATATTTTGCACTAAAAGATACAGATAGATATAATTGGAATGCCGAAGATTTTTTAAATCATTTACATCATGAGTATCAAACAAAAACGTATGCGATAGGATTAAAAGAATACGAAATATTAGACTCAAACATTGCAGAGTTAAAACAGTACACAGAAGTCAAAGTAGTTTCATATGATGATTTACTTAAAGGTAAAGATACAAATACAGAGTTCGATAATCACAAAAACAAATCGGCAAAATATTTTAAAAAAAATACAGAACTACTTGATAAGTTCTTTTTAGATATCGACTTATGTTAGAGATAATTACAGTACTATTATTAGGCACGTTCTATGGTTTACTAATAGGTATAATTCCAACTGCTGGTGCTACAACTGGTCTCGTAATTACATTTTCGTTTTTACATTTCTTTCCTGACCCGTATCTAGCAGTACTATTCTGCATGGCATTAGTTGCCGCATCGACAACAGGTGATTCATATGCTAGTGTGTTATTAAATATTCCTGGTGCTAACTCGGCCGCAACAACAATGCTTGATGGATATCCTCTTGCACGTCAAGGTAAAGCAAATCTGGCATTATCGTCTGCAATTATTTCATCAACAGTAAATGGACTTATATGGGGTTGTTTAACATTCTTACTTATACCATATTATAAAAACATTGTCTTATATATGGGCATACCAGAGTTATGGGCATTTACACTTCTTGCATTTACTTTTGTTGTTTTCATATCAAGTAAATGGTGGGTACGTGGTTTAATTGCACTTGCATTTGGTATTTTTCTAGGCATGATTGGTATTAATCCATATGATGCATCTGATAGATTTACTTTTGGTTGGTACTATCTCGCTGATAGTGTACAAATTGTACCTGTTGCAGTTGGTCTATTTGCAATACCAGAAATTATTGCAGGGTTGAGAAACAAAGCACTTACAGACTATACTTTCGGACACACAACAGGACAAACAAAAGAAGCATTTATAGAAGTCTGGAAAAATCGTTGGTTGTCACTTAGAGGTGGATTTATTGGTGCAGTTATTGGTTTATTACCAGGTCTTGGTGGTACAATTGCAGATTGGATTGCATATGGTCAGACAGTTGCAACTAACCCTAACGAAAGAATCCCATTTGGTAAAGGTAACATTAAAGGAGTGATTGGTCCTGAAGGTGCAAACAATTCTCAAAAAGCAACATCAATGATAACAACAATGTTATTTGGTATACCCGGTGCGAAGTATGCCGCAATGCTTATGGCATTATTCGCTTATCTAAACTTTGAATTAGGTACACCAGACTTATTAGAAGACGAAAAGTTTATTTTTCACTTGACATTTGGATTTCTTTGTGCTACAATACTCGTCTGTTTTATTTGTTTATCTTGTAATAAACAGATTGCGAGGATTACAAAAGTACCATTTGTGTACTATGCAATACCTCTTACTGCATTAGTAATATGGACAGCAGTTCAATATACTGGTGGTTGGGAAGATTACGTAGTACTTGCAATCATGAGTATTATTGGATTGATATGTAAATATGGAAAATTTAGTAGACCCGCATTATTAATTGGGTTTATATTAAGTGATAGAATTGAAGGATTAACTATTCAAATGACAACGTTATATAATTTAGATACATTAATAACACGACCACTATTCATAATACTTTGTACTATAATAGTGGCAGTACTTATATATGGTCTAAATAAGAAAACAATTATGGAGTATACATGAAAAAACTTTTAATATTAATGCTCGTATCTGCACCAGTATTCGCAGATTACACAATGGTGATACCACAAAAAGTAGGTGGTGGTACATCTGTCTGGGCATCTATTGTTGCAAAAGAACTTGAAAAACAATTAGATGAAAAAATTAGATTAGTTCACATACCGAGTGCAAGAGGTATTGGTGGATTTAATAAGTTTCATAACAACTTAAGATTCGATGACAAAACTATTATGGTATCACATGGTGGTAATGGTGTGTCTTTTCTACAAGAGAATGTCGAGTATAATTATGCTGACTACGAATCAATTGGGTTGATGAATCTAAACATTATTGTTGGTAGATTGAAAGACAACAACGATAAAATAAAATTTGCATTTGGTTCTGGTCAAGTACCTGAGGCAATGGCAATGAGTATGTTAATTTGTGGTGAACCAAGTGTTAAAGATACTGAACAAGCAATTGATTGTTTTAGAGACAATGTGACTTGGGTTAAAGGCATGAAAGGTAATGAACGTAGACTTGCATTTAAAAGAGGTGAGTTAAACGTTACAAGAGAAAATCCAGCGGCATACAAGAAACACGTTGAATCATTTGCTGGAGCAGAAGTTTGGTTTACTCATGGTATACTAAATGACTTAGGTTTTCATGAAGATGATATCAACTATCCAAATGTTCAGTTTGAATTACTCTATGAACAGAAATATGGTAAAGCACCAGAAGGTGAATTCTATGATGCATATAAACTAACAAAATCATTTCGTGATGGTTTGCAAAAAGCATTATGGGTAAATGCTGGTAATCCTAATAAAGATAAACTTATCGAAGCATTAAGAAGAATGACAAATAATCCTGAATCAACAAACAGAATTATGCAAAAGGTAGGTGACTACGATTGGGTAATTGGTGACGAAGGCGATGGTATGAGAGATACTTTAATGTCGTTTATTACAGAAGATGCACTTAAAAATCTAGTAGAGTTTAATCAAAAAGCACTTGATTTAAAATCAGTATATAAAGAAGAGTTGATTTATACAGAAATACCAGAAGATTTAATTAAACCACAAATACCAACTTATGGTGACATGATAATAAGAGGTTAACATGACAGATACACTTTTCATTCAATTAATTATTTATGCTATTGTAGTAATAGGTGCATATTATCATGGATATAAAATTGGCATAACTGCAGGTGCTGGTAAGATGTATGATTTTCTTTTTGAAAAAGCAGTTCGAAAAGGTAATTATAAAATAGCAAAATTTAAAATAGAAGATGACAAGGCACCAGAACTTTGATTACATACTTGCAACAGGTGCCCCAGGTAGCAGATGGTCAGGTGTTATTAAAGGTATATACTATTCTGCAGATATTAATCAAACAGATTATCGAAAAAAGAACGAATTCTATTTCAATAAAGATGATAAACTAGATGATGAAAAGAAACCAAATCACTTTGCAACATACTTTGGCACTGGTCAAAAATATGGTGTTCAACGAGACGAATGGGATAAACCATTTAAAAAAGATAGTGAAGGTATCAAGATAATCAAGTCGCATGACTTTGCATATCAACTAGAACACTTGACAAAATATGCTCAACCTATTATAATAGTCTCTCGTTCACCAGTCGATTGTTTTGAATGGTGGCATGAAGCGGGTGGTTGGAATATTAAATATCCTAACTATAAGCATTATGTAGATGATGATATGTTATTTCTAGAAATAGAAAACCAATGTGCAGAAATACAAAGATTCTTACATTATAACAAATCGCATATAACTAAATGTAACAACCCGTATGAACTATGTGATAATATAGATATAAGTAGACCTGATGATATATTTTCACATACTAAAGGACAGTATAATTTTTATGAAGAGAACGATACAAAGGTATACTTATGGTTGAAAAAATAAGAAACACACTTGCAATGTCAATGACAAAGTTTTTTAGATTCTTTGCTGACACTTTTTTCGCTAAACGATATGGACATCGTGCCGTAGTTCTGGAAACAGTTGCTGGCGTGCCAGGGATGGTTGGTGGAATGTGGTTACATATGAAGAGTTTACGTAAGATGAAGACAGGTTATGGACCAGATATTCGTGAACTGTTAGCAGAAGCAGAAAACGAAAGAATGCATTTAATGTTTTTTATTGAGATAGCAAACCCTAATTGGTTTGAAAGATACTTAGTGTTAATTGCTCAAGCAATGTTTTTTATTTTCTATATGTTTTTATACATGATAGATTATAAAACTGCTCATCGAATGATTGGTTACTTCGAAGAAGAAGCAGTACGAAGTTATACTGATTATCTAGCAATGGTAGAGAATGGAGAAGTAGAAAACGTACCAGCACCAGAACTAGCAATCAAATATTATAAGATGAAGAAATCTGCAAAACTATCTGATTTAATAATTAAAGTAAGAGCAGATGAAATGCATCATAGTGAAGTAAATCATGGATTTGCAAATGGACTTACATCATTCAGGAGAAAGAATGGATAGTAGTGAAAGAGAACAGTTAACACAATATTTTACTCATGTTTGGCCAAAGACTCAGAAAATGTTAGATATTGCTAGACAGCAACAACCAAAAGAAGACTATGAGTGGAGAATAAATTGGACAAGACCAGAAAGATTATCTACTCAAATTGATAAAGATGCTAAAGTATTAGATGTTGGTTGTGGTGAACAACCAATGAAGCAGTATCTTAATAATGTCTATGGTATTGACATAACAGATATTGGTGCAGATGAAGTTGTTGCAATTGAAGATTTTAAATCGAATGAAAGATTCGATGTTGCACTTTGTTTAGGTAGTATTAACTTTGGTAGTGAAGACTTGATATCAAAACAAGTAGAAAACTTAGTATTACATATGAAAGAAAAGTCTACTATTTTCTGGAGATTAAATCCAGGTAATGCAGACCATTTTGGTAAACTAAAAGAAGTCTATGTCAGAAGTCCTAAATTATATGAGACTAACTCACTTAGACAATTAGGTAAAGATTTAAATGAATCAAGAAAAGATTTAAGAAAACAAGGTTTATTAGCAATGCCAAACTTTTATCCATGGACAGTGGCAAAGTCATTTGAATTTGCTGATAAATATAATTATAACGTTACAGAAGTTATGCCCGATGGAGCAAGACTTTACGTAAAATGGGAGAGATAAAATGAAAGAAGTACTTTTACCAATACTAATTGCAGTCACAGGAATTTCAGGATTACTTTATGGTGCATATCAAACAGCAGATGTTAAAGACTATTCACGTATACACAGTTGTTTCGGAGAATGTTATGTAGAGTATACTAAGAAATATGGAACGTTTGCAGAGCAGATGGAAGCAAAACGAGTTGCAATGCAAGGAGAAAGTCCAGCAGATAAAGGTGCAAAGACTTATGTTAATTGTGCAATGTGTCATGGTCAAGCAGGAGAAGGTGGTATCGGCCCTAAATTAGCAGGTAGTACTTCAATAGTTTCAATGCTACAACAATATAAAAATGGTGAGACACGAGGTCCTCAATCCGCTTTAATGTGGGGACAGGCCGCAAACTTATCAACTCAAGACATGGAGAATTTACAAGCATACATTGATTCGTTATGAAACACTTAGCATTGAGGTCTAAAAGTATGCGAAATGGTGACAGACCATTTACTACACCAGGACTTGGTGATAGAATACATAGTGTGTTGTTAGGACATCTTTATAGTTTATTACACGATGACAAAGTAACAATACATCTTACTGCTGATAAAAATGATAAACCAAGAAAGCAACAATCATGGCCAGAAATCATTAGTTTGTTTCCTGATACTGTCACATATAAAAACCATGATGTTCAAGACTTACCAGAAAATGAATGGTTAGCATATTTAAAAGAAAGTGGTTATGATGCAGAAACTTATTACTATAAAGATACTGTAGAAATGCACCCAAATGACCCACCAACATCGATACCTTTACCACTAGACATTTCAGAATTATTACTTAAAGATTATCCTTTGCTTCAAGTAAAAAAAGAACATGCAGTATTTGTTCCTAGTAAATTTGTAACTGCTCAATGGGACACTACCGACCCCGGTAGAAGTATACCAGAAGCAGAAATTAACGTGATTGAGAATAGATATAAAGAGCAAGGATATGAAATAGTTACTGTTGGAGGTAATGCCAGCATACCAGATATGAATGATAGTATACAAACGATAGGTTATGCTATGGGAAAAGCAGATGGACACATTGGTATCGATAGTGGATTTTTACATATGGCAAATCTATATCACAAACCAGAAGACATACATTTATACACAACTGGTGGATATATTTCTCACCACTTTGTTCGTGCAAAAGCGAGAGGAGTAAAAATATATAATGCCTGAAATACAAGTAAGTGTTGGTGAATTGTTCGATAAAGTATCAATACTAGCAATAAAAAAAGAAAAAGGTTTAGACGTAGAAACTGAATTAGATAAACTAAATCCAACTTTTGTAGGATATGGAAATGAAATAACATATAGACTTTTTAGTTTACTAAAACACATCAATGGCCTATTGTGGACTATTGAAGACGAAAAAAGAACTTACGAAAAAGAACAAAACTTTGATATTAAATTTCAAGAATTGTCGAGACTTGTTTATCTACTAAACGATGAAAGAGCAAGAGTTAAGAGACTCATAGATAATGTATGCGGTAGTGAAATAACGGAGAAAAAGTCTCATGATGGCATCTAGAGTAAATAAAGATTCTAAAAGTATATTGAAAGATATACCACCTAATTCAAAAGGCGCTGAAATAGGTATTTGGGTAGGAAACACCTCATTGCAATTCTTACGATTAAATATTTCTGAACTACATATGATTGACCCATGGTCAGTAGAACCCTATAAAAAATCTAAAGAGTATAAAAGTTATGACGAGTATTTAACAAAATATTCTAACATACTTAACATAAAAAAGAAAGATGTAGATTTTCAAGAATATTACGATGCAATCTATTCAGAAGTACGTGCAACGTGTGGAATGGACCCAAGAGTGAGAATTCATCGTATGACCTCAGATGAATGGTTTGATTCTAAACCAGAAAAATTAGATTGGATATATGTAGACGGTGACCATGGTTATGAAGGTTGTTTAAAAGATTTAGAAAACTCTTTGAAAGTTGTCAAACCTGGTGGTATGATTATGGGTGATGATTATTACTGGCCAAAAGCAAAGTATGGTAAAAGAGGTGTCACCGATGCAGTTGATACTTTCATAAAAACAAACATGTTATTTAAAGAAAGACGAGGTAAAACTCAGTTTATTATAAGAGTGTAATGTTTGAAGATTATCATTTTGACAAATGGAAGAAAGATAAAGAAGGAGACTACTTTAAAATAGTTGGTCGATTCGATATTGACTTTACTCAAGAGATTACAATTGCAAGAACAACACAAATGAAAACAAAATTATTTAATGAACAACCATATAATTATGCAAACAATAAAGCATCTGTAGTAAATGATGTTTATCATGCAATTGAAGATGCAGATAATTATGCTGGTCAACCTGATGCAGAAATGTTTGATGCATACAGATATAATGATGATAATAGATTTATTAACTTTAGAAGAATTGCAGAGTGGTTTGAATTAGACAAAACTAAAAATCAAACATGGAAGTTTCATGACCAAAAACCAAATCAACAGTTAATGTTTCATATAGACAATCTACCAGGTGAACCAAGAAAAGAACGAATCGAAAGTAAAGAATTTCAATATGCTAAAGACAAAGTAAGATTTCTAGTCTTTCTTGCAGATTGGGAACCAGGGCAGATATTTCAATTTGGTAATCATATACATACACAATGGAAAGCAGGAGAAGTTGTCACTTGGGAGTGGTCAACTTTACCACATGCAACATGGAATGGTTCATGGAAAAAAAGACCTGCATTACAAATTACAGGTACTGCAACTGCAAATACTTGGAATAAAATTAAAAAAAGTAGTAGAGATAAATGCATACAGTTGAAACCAAACTAACAGAACGTATCTATACTTTAGACATTGATAATGAAGATATGAATACAAGATTAGTTGCACGTATAGATTCAACTGGAGATGAAAATCATTTTTTATCTAATGTTAAAGCATTAACCACTGGAACATTTCTTGGTAAAGAACTAGAATATCCTGAAATTAAAACATTATGTGAAATAATTTCTAAGTTTGCAATTGAGTGTGCAGAAAAAGAAAATATGTATCAATCTCCTAATCATTATAGAAGAAGTCAAATGTCTAATTATAATACATTTATTAAAAATTCTAGAGTCGTGGCAATATGGGGCACCAGATATGAAAAAGAAGAAATTACTATACCACATAATCATTGGCCTGCAAGATGGGCATTTACCTATTATATCGACCCACCAGAAAATGCACAAGGATTATGGATTACCGATGCAGAAGTAGAAATACCTATAAAACATGGTAGACTACTTTTGTTTAGAGGTCATGTTATGCATGAAACAAAACCAGTGCAGTTAAAAGGTTATAGATATTGTATTGCGGGAGTAGTAAACTAAATGCATCAAAGTTCACTAGACAATATGGAAAAGGTCATACAAGAACTTACACCATATTTAGAAAAAGAAAATGAAATCTTAGATTTAGGGGGTGGTGGTAAACTTGAAAGAAGTTATGAATTACTTTGGAAAGATTGGACTAAACATTACTGGATTGCAGATATTGTAGATGCACCGAGTGTGACACATTTTATGAAAGAAAAATATACTATACCCGCAATTGATGAAGCATTTGACATTGTGGTCTCAGGACAAACATTAGAACATATTGCAAACCCATTTAAAATATTTGAAGAACTATGTCGTGTGTTAAAACCCAATGGTATTATTGTTATCATAGTCCCAAGTGCAGGCCCCAGACATGATAAAAAAGATTACTTTAGATTTATGGACGATGCATTTGAAGGTATAACAGAAGAAAGCAAATACGATATTAAAATTATAAATGATTATATAGACCTTTTTCATTCAGGTGACCAGAGGTCAGGTAAATGGAGAGACCACATATTTGTAGGACAAAAGCAATGATAAAGGGTTATATTATAACAATGATAAACAATCATGAATCTACATTAGCAAGTAGACAAGTAATTGGTTCTATCAAAGAAACTAAGTCTGAAATAGACCCATTAATCTTTCCTGCGACTACACCAGATACTGTTAAAGAAGATTTAAGAAAGATAACGACTATAGATGCAGAATTCTTACAATATAGTTATCCACAAGTCGGTGAGAAGTATGACATAGCAACTGGACTCAGACTTCGTGCATATGAGACTGGTGATATAAAGAATAGAATTGCATGTATGATATCGCATATGAGATTATGGCAAGAGTGTATTAACTCAGGAGATAAGATTATTATACTAGAACACGATGCACTTTTTACTCGACAGTTTATTGAAGAAGACATTAATAAAAGTCATAAATGGAAAGGTGAAGTTGTTGGTCTAAATGACCCTAGAGGTATGACTCGTAAATCTCAAGTGTATCACGACTTGATATCAAAACAACAAGGTGTGCAAGATGTACCTTATGTTGATGAATCAAAAGATTATCCTCAAGGACTTGCAGGCAATTCTGCATATATTATGACACCAAAAACTGCAGAAGAATTATTACTTAAAACAAAAGAAGTTGGTATGTGGCCAAATGATGCATTGATGTGTAAGCAATTGTTTCCATCTTTACAAGTCGTTTATCCTTACTACACTACTATACAACAAGGACTTAAGAGTACTACAACTCAATGAGATATAATATGAAAGCATTTGTTATTACTATAATGCACCATCAAGGTAGTCTAGAGACTTCTTGGAGATGCATGGAATCTGGTTATAAGTATGACTTAGACATAAAAAGATTCGAAGCAATCACACCGAGAGACGAACCACTAACGTTTTTAGAACAAGAAGGCATACCCGAAGCAGGTTTTGAAGAACAATACTCTCGTAATTTAAATTGTATATCTGCATTTTGTTCACATTATTCTTTATGGAAAAAATGTGTAGAGTTAAATGAAGAGATACTTATCTTTGAACACGATGCAGTATTAACTGCACCTATACCAAATGTGCCTTATACTTTTGTCTGTAGTTTTGGTAAACCTAGTTATGGCAACTTTAATACACCAGGAATATTAGGACTAAATCCATTGACAAGTAAAAGATATTTTCCTGGCGCACATGCATATGGCATTAAACCAGCAGGTGCAAAAATACTAATTGACCAAGCAAAGATAGATGCTGGACCAACTGACACGTTTTTACATCTAGATAGATTTAAGTTTCTTCAAGAATATTATCCATGGCCAGTAGAAGCAAGAGATAACTTTACAACTATTCAAAATGTAAATGGTTGTCTTGCAAAACATAACTACAACGAAAACTACGAAGTCTCAGATGTCTAATGTTTTTGTAACAGGGTGTGACCACAAAACAGAATGGCAATTACCTTGGTTTATCGAAAACTTTAAAAAATACAACGATACGCAATTAGTTATTGCTGACTTTGGTATGATGAATTACCCTGATGGTGATTATACTTGTATTGATATGTCAAAAAATAAAGCAAAAGGTTGGTTTAAAAAACCTTCTAGTCTTATTAAAGTTGCTGAACTAGGTCATAGTAAAGTTTGTTGGTTAGACACAGATTGTCAAGTACTAGAAGATATCTCAAGTATATTTAATTATGCTGAACCAGATAAACTTGGTATGATTGAAGATAGACCATGGAGTAAAAGAAGACCAGAAATGGGTGAATGGTATAATAGTGGTGTTATTTTAATTCAAGGTATACCATTAGTACTTCGAGATTGGGAAAAACAATGTATTCATAACCCACAGCAAGGTGACCAAGAAGTTTTATATTTAATGATGGAAGGTAATGCAATCAGAAAACTTGGTGCAATCAATCCTTTACCACATGAATACAATACGTTACGCCTAGACTACATAGATAAGATAGATGTAAAAAACCCAAAAATAATACATCATACAGGAAAGAAAGGAGACGATGTGATAAAGGAGCAAATAAATGCACGAATATAAAATAGACGTTTTAAGAGTTGTTGATGGCGATACTGTTGATGTAGATATAGATTTAGGTTTCTCTACTTGGTTAAAGAAGCAGAGAATTAGATTATATGGTATTGATACACCAGAATCCAGAACAAGAGATTTAGAAGAAAAGAAGTATGGTAAAATGGCAGGAAACTTCTTAGAAGATGCAATTAAAGATGCAGAAGTAGTATCACTAAGAACATATAAAGATGCAAAAGGTAAGTATGGTAGAATACTTGGTGAAATTATATGTGATGGTGTGAACATCAATCAAGTTATGGTTGAAACTCATCTTGCAGTTGCATACTTTGGACAATCCAAAGAAGATATTGCAGAACAACATTTACAAAATAGAGAACTCATTGACCACCAAACTTTATTTGGACATGATGAATGACAAAAAGAATTAATGTTCTAGGGAATGGTAATCATGCGGGTCTCTATCGTAGAGGTTCGCCTGGGACTTTACTTATCTGTAATATGCCACCCATGGAAATACCACCAAATGAAGTTTATGCAACATGTATGGTAGATTACAAAATGATGAAAGCACTTCAAGAAGGTAAGTTTGCTCTTGACCAATACGACTGGATTCTAGGTACTAGACCAAGACATTGGATGGAGATGCAGGGTAGTTTCTATTTAAAATACTCTCATAAAGTAAGAGGTTTTTACCCACATGTTCCCAAGTATGCTGGTAATGCCACAAACTTTAATTGTGGACACTTTGCTGTTCACTATGCATGTAATCAAATGAATGCAGATGAAGTTCACATTTATGGATTTGATTCTATCTTTGAAATGGATTTAACTTCTTGGACAGATACAATATTAGAATCTGATAGAAGTACAGAGAATACAGTTAGACTTGCTCAAAACTGGCGTCCAATCTGGACGGAAATGTTCAAAGAATTTCCAGATACTACTTTCTTCTTGTATCATACTCACAATAATATAAAGATTCCGATACAATCAGATAATGTAGAAATTGTTGTGACAACAAGTAAGGAATCAAAGCAAGGTTGATTCCTTCTTGTCCATAGTTCTAGTACATCGAAAGATGCATTATCACAAATGGTATTGTAATTGGTCCGATTAAGAATGCTACGAATTTACAGACTTCACAGACATGGCACACGGTGTCATTATCTTTTAGGTTTTCAATTTTTTGCACTACAATCTTCGCACCAAACCTTAGTTGTGCAGTAGTCATAGTGACTTTCCTCTTATTACTTTACGTTATAAAAATAATGATTTCTTAGACGTAAAAAATCATTGACATTACTATATATACAAACTGTATTTTCTACCAGATTTTAATCATATCTGAGAAATTATTTTTATTTACCATGTCTGATAAATTCTTATGTTGCATTTTAAATGTCTCTTCTAAACCTACTTTTTCAACTAAATCATGAACACTTACTTTCTCACCATTTGAATCAACCGTACTCCAAAAAACTGGAGTTACTGCACCACCTCTAAATCTTTCTGCAGTTAAATTTCCTTCTAAATCTGAACCTGAATCTCCTGTTAATCTTCCTTCATTCATAGTGCTAGAAGGCACTAAACCATCACCACTTCTACCTACTAACATAGATTGACTTACTTTTTCATAGTTATTTTTTCCTTCTAAACTTTCTGGTATGTCACTAGTAATACCTCGATAAGTCAGTAGACCTTGTTCCACAAGCATAGGTAATGGCCCAGGAGGAGAATATAAATCTTGAAGTACAAAGTTTGGTTTACAATATTGTGCAAAGTCTTTTTTAATATCAGATGCTTTATAAGTTAAACCTTCATCTGGTCTATCATGGTTGAGTAACATAACCGCATCAAATTTAATATTTGAAGGAACATCAATAGTATAACCAGAAAAAACATTTTCACCAAGAGTATATTGTTTTGATGCACTAACCATTTTTACACCATATTGTCCATACAAATAATGAAACAGACTGTTACCAGGCGGCATTGCTACATATAAATTTAAAGGACAAGTTAATAACTTTTGCCAGACAGGAGCAAAATGTTGAACTAAAGTATGTGTTGGACAAAATACATCTGATGTTGTATTTAAATAAGGTATTGTTGTATGGTCTCTATTATATAAATGGTTATGTTTCCTGTCATTCCAATTAGGTATAATTAACATATTGTTTCCACCAATAGTATTTGCTAGAGATAATAACATTTGATGTGGAATATGACTACCTCGATACATAACTCTAGCAATTATATTATTTGGTATAGCATTTGGGTCTAACCAAGATGCATTCGTATTACAATAATATTCTAATTTTTCATGTAACTCATTTGTATCACTATTCATAGTATCTAAATTAAGATATTGATAACTAAATTCGTCTCCATCAAAATTACTTAACACCGCTGTTTTCATATCAACCTTTATATATTCCTTGTATTAAGTCTTCAAATGCCTCAATCTTTTCTAAACGATTAGGCCATTTAATTAATTCTTTTTCAGGGTTCGCTTTTAAATTGTTTAGTAGTGGTTGTATTGCACTAAATAGTTTATCAAGTTTATCTTGAGTTGCCTCTATAGTTGATGATGTTTCAGATACTTTTTGTTCAATCTCTTGTACTGTATCTAGTTCGTCTTCGTCTACTAATGTAAATCCAAAATCAAATATTTCTTCTGCCATAATATTACCTTGTCCATTTATTTATATATCGGATTACTGTATATACAAATAATCCACCTATCACATAAATTATGCCTTCACCCCAACCAGTATTAGTTAATAGTTGTTCTAATGCACCAAAATCTATGTCCATGTTTCTCTCCTTTAATGTAGTATTTATACTTGACATTATCTGTATGACCACGTATAATTGTAAACAATGACTCAAATATTTAATCGAGGTGGTTCCCTACGGTATGACATGAAGGGTAAAAAACGTAAGAATCATCTAGCAAATCCAGTAAAAAAACCCAATAAAATACTCGCAAAGCAGAAACAAGTCTCTTTAGAAGTAACAAAAGAAATCAAACGAAAACAAGAAGAACGAGAACTTGCAAAGCAGGACTTCTTTGATAGACTCAGAAAGTCTGTATGTGACAATACTAAACAAGATAAGAAAGTCTATTCTGGTGAAAGAAAACTCATGGGTATTGCAACTATGCATAAGTCTAATGCAGTACCTATCTTTGAAGATAACAAACAACTTGCAAAAGATATTGCAAAAATGCGAAGATAATGGTTGACAAATGTTGTTAGTCTTGTTATAATAACAACATAAATTAGAGGTATAAATGTCAAGTCAACATAACGAAAAAATTCACGAACAAATCGAAATGCATTTTTTAATAGAGAGTGCAAATTATTCATTTGAAAATTTATTAGATGAACTGCAAATGACTTATCAAGAAGCATATGAAGAGAAGTTTGTTTATGATGATTTAATTGATTTAGTAGTTCAAAAAAGAATTGACGAATTAACAGAGAGGTAAAAATGACAAACAAAAAATTATCACAAGTATTAAAACTTTTGAGAGGTGAGAAAGAGAGAAAGTTTTTTCTTAAACTTTATAATAAACTTCCTTATACAATGCAAAAAAGATATATGAGTGATGCTCTTATATTCAAAGTGTTCTTAAGATATCATAACGAACACCTTGACTCTTTAGGTCATGGTAATCTTAGTGATTTTTCTCCGCAAGAAGATATTATCAAGTATTTTTATTTTGAGTGTAAAGATGAAACTCGTTTTGTTTTTTCATTTAAAAACAATTTAACTAGATTAATTTGGATACAAAGACTTGCGACTTGGAAAGAATTTTATCTTTATGACTATGAACCTGAACAAACTTTGAAAACAGTTAGAGGTGCATCATGTAATGTTATGAGGCCTGAAATCATATGATAGACGGTGTAATTTTGACAGATTGTAAAACTCTAGAAGAGTATTGCGAAAAGAAAACTGCAGAATATAAAGAAAAAGGTTGGTCAACAGTCAGTTGTGAAATAGAATTTTACAACGATGCTGGTGTGTATACTCTTGAAGATGCTATCAAATGGGAACTTTATGGTACGTATTCAGACATACATAAAGATGCTCGTGGGTTTAGACCTAGATTTAACTTTTTAGAGTATACTGTAAACGAACTTGAAGAAATGATTGACGATGTTTCAGAAGAAGCAAAAGAAGTTGCAGAAATGGAACGAAGAGAAGAAAGACGTGCATGGGTAAATCTTAGAAAAGAAATTGTTGACCATGCAGAGTATTTTAATATTCCTTTGAAAAAAGCATTAGAAGAAAACATTATAAATGCAGATGTCATGTATGGCAATACTGGTCAAGTAGATTTAGGGTACTACTGTTATAAAAGAGGTGTACCTTTTTCAAAGTACAAAGTTATTTCTAAAGTCTTAGGGCAAAAAGTCGAAAAGAAATATGGTGATAAAATAGTAAACATAGAGGTGTGATAATATGAAACTTGTTTTAAAAACATACAAAGGTGATATCTTATCAAGGGTTGAACAAAAAGAACCCTTGTCAAAAAGATATTTGATTGAAAGAGAGAGTGGTGAAGTGATTCAGTTAAACTGTTATCGCTATGGGCCACATCAAGCAGAAGCAATATTGAGAGGTGAACCATGGGTTATACACAAGTAGTCTTGACAATTTTTGTTTCATTGTATATAATACTAATCTTAAGTTACATGGGGATAGTATAATGATGTACATTGATTATATAATTGTTATTGCATTTATATCTTTCGGAATTTATGCTGGTTTTTTATTCTATAAAGATGCAGTTGAAAAAAGAAAAATAAAAAAGCATATTGACAGTTTACCAGAAAAAAGAGAAGATAGACCTGGTGTTTCTATCAGTAATAAACCACCACTCACTGGTGCAGGGCAGTTCGATAAACAAAGAACTACATATACAGAAGGTGATAATACATGAATGTTTTTTATTTAGACCACCACACACAAAGATGTGCAAAGCAACATGTCGATAAACATGTTGTTAAAATGATAGTTGAGTATGCTCAGTTATTATCAACTGCTCATCGTGTTCTTGATGGTGAAGAATATGAAGGTAGAACTGCAAACAATCGCAGAATTCGTAGATTTAAAATGGCAGATTCAAACGTAGAAAATACGTTGTACAAAGCAAGTCATATTAATCACCCTTCTAATATTTGGGTTAGAGAAAGTAAAGCACATTATCGATGGTTATATAATTTGTTTATGAATCTATGTGTTGAGTATACTTGGCGATATGGTAAGATTCATTCTACAGAAAAATTGTTAGGTAAATTACTAGCAACTCCACCTAAAAATATAATGGACAATGGGTTCGTAGAACCTCCACAAGCAATGCCAGATTATTGTAAAGTCCCTGGGGACTCGATTAAAGCATATCAAACGTATTATGTCAATGAAAAGATTGGGTTTGCAAAGTGGACTAAACGTGATATACCAGATTGGTTTGTCGCAGAAGCATATGCAGGATTTGGTGAACCCGCTGGTTATGCC